TCGGCAAGGACAAGTGCTGGCGCGTTTCCTGGCCGGACGGCATGGACGGCCAATGCAAGGACGCCAACGAAGTTCTGCTGCTTCAAGGCTCCGGCAATATCGCCGCGTCCGTGCTTCAAGCAGCGCCCTGGCCCATTGACGGCGTGTTCGAGGCTAGCGCCTTCTTCGACGCCACGCTCCAGCTGTACCGCTCCGGGCGATCGCGCGGGTATTCGACGGGATGGCCGGAGCTGGACGAGTTCATGACCATCCGACCGGGCGAAGTCAGCATCGTCACGGGTATTCCCAATCACGGCAAATCGGCTTTTATCGACGCCCTCACCCACAACCTGGCGCTCAGCCTTAATTGGAAATTCGGTCTGTGCTCGTTCGAGAACCCGCCCGACGAACACCTGTCCAAATTGGCCGAGCTGCACGACGGAAGACCGTTCCGCGAAGGGCCCACGATCCGCATGACCGAGCCAGAGCTGCGGCGGGCGCTATACTGGGTTGACCAGCACTACTACTTCGTCCGGTTGGACGAGAACACGGCGCCCGATATCGACACAATCCTGGAGAAAGCACGAGCGCTGGTGGCAAGACACGGAATTAACGGCTTTGTTCTGGACCCCTGGGGCGAGCTGGACAACAGCAAGGCCAAATTCGTCAACGAGTCGTCTCATATCGCCCAATGCCTGACCAAGATCAGGCAGTTTGCCCGCAACCACGCCGTCCATGTCTGGATTGTGGCTCACCCGGCCAAGATGCAGCGCGAGAACGGCAAGACGCCGCCCCCCAATCTCTATGACATCGCCGGCTCAGCCAGCTTCTTCAACAAGGCCGACATCGGTCTGATCGTCCACAGGCCGGAGCCCATGTCGGCCATCAATGGCAGCGCCGTGGACATCATCGTGCAGAAGGTGCGGTTCCGCGCAGTCGGGCGCCCTGGCATCCTGCGCATGAAATTCAACAACATCAATTGCCGCTACTTCGTTCCGGAACCGGACGAAGCAACGCCGCCCCCATCGTTCGACAGGGACGGCGATGCTGAGACGCTGCATTAAGTTGGTGCCGGCGACAGGATTTGAACCCGCTGTCTCCTGATTACAAATCAGGCGCATGACCAGATATGCTCCGCCGGCATTGTCTTACTTCACCGCCGCCAGCTGCTTGGCCAGCGACGTGACCTCGGCCTCGACATACGCCTGATCTCGGTAGGTTCCGCGTTCGCGGGATAGCCCGCGCATGATCAGGCGGTAATCGTCGCTATCCATGGCCGGAGCGTAGTCATCCAAGTGCGACGTGTCGAAGCCGAACCACCAGACCTTATCGCCGTCGTCGGTCTTGTAGCAGATAGCGGTCGCTTCGACATGCTCGGCGTAGGACTTGTAATCGCCAAGCAACGGCTCCCACGTCTTAAGCCACCGCGCGCTGTCGCCAATCGGATGCTTCTTGGCGTCCTCGCGTGCTTCCTGAACACGCTTCTTCATGCGCTCGAAGCCCTCTGGCGATGGCGCGTGGCATTCATCGGCAAACGTAAGGCCGCCATGCACGCGTATCACCGCCTCCGGAGTCTTCTGTCGCTCCGGATCGTCCCATTCCAGGCTCAGGTTCGTGTAGTCCTTGCCGAACCACGGGTGATCCTTCCCGACACCAACATAGCCGCACCACGCCCCGACGGGGCCGCGCACGATCAGGCATGGCAATCCTGTCTCCGGGTCTTGCCACTGCTTCTTGTCCGGCTCGTTCATCCACGGCCCAGGCTGCCAGCCGCTCTTGTCGTCAGTCCTGTACTCAATCGTCTTCACCGTTCCTCCTCGATCTTCGCGATCATTTTCAGCACGTCGATATAGACAGCGGCTCGCTCCGGGTCTTCTTTCTTCAGCTTCCGCAACGGCCGAGAAAGCTTCTGCACCAGCTTTCGTAACGGGGAGCGCCTGATTGCTGTAGACGCTCCCCGCTTCGGTCGGCCGTCTAGCGGCAACCGACCGACCTCCCGGCGTGACGGCCTGAGACCGGAACCGCCGGATGCTGACGGGCCGGTTACGCCCGCCAAACCATCCGCCCACTGGGAGCAGATGGTTCCCGCTGCCCGCTTCGCCACCGAACCCGGCAACGCTGGCGGGACTTTCCAAGTCGGATGCGCGTGGAGCGCATTGTAAACAGCCCCCGCCACAGCCCGCATGATCTGCCGCTGGCTGGGCATTAGCGACTTCGAGTTTCAGCCAGGATGCTATGAAACAGCTTGCCCTGTTCCAGCGCGTCATCCACCGCAATGTGTGTGTGCGGATCATCGGAAAACCAGTGCTTCGGCATCACGCGCTTCGTCGTCCCACGGAACGGCGTCTTCAGCAGCGCCATCGCCATGGTCTTGATATCTAGGCCAGATAGCCCGAACGGATCATGCCCACGATACCGGATGAAATACCAGTGCGTGAACATGAAGTCGAACGCCACCGGATACCCGACAAATACGGGCTTCCCCGGCAGACCGCGCAGCCATTCGGCAAACTGTGTCATTGCCACGACAGGAGCCAGAGCATCCTGGCGCGTTGCCTCGTAAGCTTCGGGATGCTTCGCCCAAAACTCGCGCATCGTCTGCTCGTCCTGGCAGGCGCCGTCAGCCTCGACAAGGTTTACCGAAAACGTCTCCCATTTGTCTCCAACCAGCGCAGCAGCGCCGATCGACAACAGCGAGTTCTGGCCCGGAATAGGGCCGTCAGTTTCCACATCAACAGAAACGTATACTTCTTCCATCACGCATTCCCCGCCGTCTCGGCTTCTTCCAGTTCGTCGCCAATCGTTTCGTCCAGCCAGCGCAGCATCTCGTTCACCCACTCGTCGTCATCCGCGCGCATCATGCACGCGGTCAACAGTCGCACGGACACCGGCACATTCTCCTTCGGATCGACGACACCAGAAGACGGGTCGGGAAGCAGCAGCGCCCAGCCCTTCCTGCCGTCAGTCGTTACGATGGCCGCCTCGCCCGCATCGATCTCAGTCGGCTTTCTTTTCATCGCCCTTGTCCTTCCCATAGACATCGTAAATCGACGGCCCTTCCACGATCCAACCCATGGCGCGCAGGTTGTCGAAGGTCAACCGCGCGATCTGGCACGCCCGCGTTACCGTCTCTTCCGGCGTGAGCACGCGATGCTTCTGGGACCCGTCCTTGTTGGTTTCCTCCACCGGCAAGCAGGCCACAAGCCCAAACCCGCGCACCAGGGCGATCGCCAGATCAGCCTCGTGCGTCAGGGCCTCGTTCTCGTTCCGCATCAGCTGGGGCTCGCCGTTGCGACCCTTGTTAACGAACCATTCGATCACATCTTCCTCCATGCCAGATACCCAAACCCGAGCACGCCCAGCCACGCCATGTCAGGCGCTGGCACGCTTGTCTGATATGCCGCCTCTTGCCAAGCCGGCAACTCCTGGAAACCCCAGCGCGTCGCTCCGTAGACCGGAATATACGCGATCTCTTGGGCCCCCACCGGAGCCTCGGCGAACTTGCCGATCTCGGTCATGATCTTGGCCCGGATCGCTTGGGCGTAGGTATCCCAGGTCGCCCAGGCCACAAACCCCGGCACCGTGTCGCGATAGAAATCCCGGATCGCGACTTCGCCACCCACCACGATGGCGTTAACCTGCGCGCCCTTCTCAGTCAGTGCGGCAATTTCCTCGTAGGCGTCGCCGCTTACCCCGCTATCCCCGCCACCGGACACGTCCACCACCGTGCTCTCGCACTCGATACCCAGCGTCTTGGCGGCCAGCATGCCATCCTTGGCGGCACCGAGCGCATGGCGTAGGTCAGCCGTCCCGTGCCCGTAGCGCCAGTGTTTGTCGATAGCCCCGGCTGCCCTGTCCGCGTCAGCCGGACCGGCGATCACCGTCCACGGCGACATGAAGGCCACGGCATTGGACCACTCAGCCACGTAGACGGCCGTCTTGCCGTTAGGCCCGCTGGTCATCCGCCCCACCACATCCGGATGCCGGAGGGCAGCGGACGTGGCTGCGGCCTGCAGCTGCCAGTCAGCGGCGCTGATGGCGGAACTGCTGTCTAGCAATAAGACGAGGCAGACATCGGCAATCATGGCGTCCTCCACCAATCGGCTGCGGGCCGGGCTTGAGTACCGGCTGCCTCAAACTTCCGTAGGCGCTATGCTGTACGGTCGCCCGGAACGCGCCGCACCAACTGAGCTTTGCGTGTCCTTCCACGCCGCCGCAGCCATCGGCATACTGGCACCTTGCGTCTCAACTTGCAACGACTATCTTCGTGTGCTACGGTCAGTCAGCAACAAAGGGAGACACGCGATGAGCGACCAGGGACCTGCCGATCTTGCCGCCTTCATCATCGTGACCGCAGTGATTGTGATCGCGGCCAGCGTGTTCGCTGACTTCATGGGCTGGCTGGAGGGGTACAAGCGATGACCCCCGGAGCGATGAATGCCGCCATTGCTGCCGGCGGCGCTTGCCTGCTGCTCTTCCTGGCCATGATGGTGCGCGCATCAGAGGGGCACGATGCCGTAGACCCGTGGATAACGCGGGCGTTTCTGGCGGCAGCGTGCCTGTTTGGCGTGCTGTCCGCCGTTCTTGCAGCCTTCCGCCTATGAACGCGATCTACGCCGCCATCATTTCCATCCCCTTGCTCTGGGCCACCGGCACCGGGATGATCTTGCTGCTCGGCTGGCGGCAGGACGGCAAGGTCGAGAAGATCGACGTGTGGATGGCGCTGGCATTCGGGCTGCTGTTCTGGCCCATGCTGGCGTGGGAATGGTGGACGAGCAAGAAATAGAGCTACCCGCGCAACCTTTCAGCCGTCACGCCGGCTGACGGAGCATACCCAGTTTCCCTGCACGCGGATGCGCGGGTGCGGCACTGACCCCGCAAGGGAAACAAGCCGGCAAAAGGAGGAAGAAGTGAGCCCAGGATTTTTCGCCGCCATGTTCACGATCCAGGCGATGGCCGCCGGGTTCTGCGTGGCGATGTATCTTGAGCGCCGACACAACGGCTTTATCGCGCTAACGTTGCTATGGGCGGCGCTGTCCGTATTAACGTTCAAGGTGTTTCTGGACAGGCTGCTGCCATGATGACCCGCGAGCAGATGATCGACGACGCGGTGCGAGGCTACATGGAATACCTGGACGCCAACCATAAGCCGCCGTGCGACGCCGCTGGATGGGCTAACGACACATTCTCACAAGGATACGTGGACTACTTCAGCTGTGAGGCCATCCGCTTCGCCTACTGGCGGATTAAGAACAAAGAGGAGTTTCGCAACCGATGATCGGCCGTCGTTTTTTTCTGGGTCGCGCGGCCATCGGCGCCGCTGCGGCTCCCGCCCTGGTCAAGCAGGCCGAAAACCGCCTGGCCGATATGGTGGCCCCGTCAGTTGACTCCACGGCTATCCCGGCACCAGAGAACAGATACGGCGGCAGGCTAGGAGGCGTGGAAAGCATCGACCCGGCCATAAAGCTCCTGCGCAAGCAGGCCCGGGAACAGGAAGAGCGGCAGCGCAGGGTCGATCGCATTCGCTCGCGCACGATCCAGGCCATGCGCAGCTGGTCCCCTGTCTACATGGAAATCCACGCCCTGCGTGTGTCCGAAGAAAACAAATCGGAGCTGCAAAAAATCTACGCCGAACTTCGCAACCTCGGCGGCGAGGACGCCTGGTACTAGCTACCCAACAAATTTCGGCTTCCCGTCCACCATCTGCCAGCCTTCCTTGAACCTTGCCGGGTCATAGCGCGCGGGCTTGCGCCTCTTGGGCAGGCCCGCCATCCGGCAATACCGCGTAATCGTGTCGCGGCTGGCGCCCGTCATCGCCTGGATTTCCTTCACCGGCACGAAGTCCCGGAACATCGCCACGATCAGCTCGCGCTTGTCCGCGTCGTACTTGGCCGCCGGATGGTCCGGTCCGGGCGGGAACACCCGCTTGGCCACGGCCCTGCGCTTCGCGGTCAATTCCGGTGTTGATTTTCGGCGTTGCTTCATGTAACATGCACGATATCTCAATGGGAGGAGCCGGTCAATGACCAAGACCAAATTCGAGCTCGACAAGGTGTACAAGACGCGTGATGGGCGAGAGGCGCGGGTCATATGCGTGGATGCGCCGGGGACATACTCCGTCGTCGGCATTTTTGGCGGCGAAATTGGACGATGGACAGCGGATGGCAGTTATGCACACGGCATAACTGGCTGCACCGACCTCATGCTCCCCAAGCCCGAGCCGATTGTGGAGTGGGGGCGACTGACGGATAAGGGTTATTTTTACCAAGCCAGTTCAGAAGCCATTGCGCGCAACCCGAAATGTTGGACTAAGCCGGGGGAACAGGACTGGCCCGTCGCCAAGCGCACCACCGAGATCGTCGAGGACTGAGCCATGAGCATACCGCGCCCATACGACGGAGGCCCGGCGTTTCCGTATACCGAGAGCGACTGTACCGGCATGACGCTCCGCGACTGGTTCGCTGGGCAGGCGCTGGCGGGGCTACTTGCCGGCGGTCTGGGCGACACAATCCCACACGACGATGTCACGGCGGGACAGCAAGCGGCGGATTTTTCGTATGGCTACGCCGACGCCATGCTGAAAGCCAGGGGGCCAAAGTCATGACCAACAAAATACCAGACGACGTGATCGAGGCGATGGCGCGGCCGGGTGGGAGGAAACCTCGCCTGACCTGCTGCGCGCCATCCGCGCCGCCCTCGCAGCAGCCGAGGCCAAGGGCTGGAAGCTGGTGCCGCGCGAGCCAAACGATGACATGACCGGGGCCTTCGACCGCCACTGCGATGAACACGGACAATGCATGGTGCGCACCGGATGGCGAGCCATGTACGACGCCGCCCCATCGGCAAAGCCATGAACCGCCGCAGCTTCCTCCTGGGCGCAGCGGGCATCCTGGCCGCCCCGGCGATCGTGCGGGTCAGCAGCATCATGCCCGTAAAAACCCTGGCATCCGGCGATGGCGTGGCGCTCACATCCATGGCACACCCCAGGCTCGCTGGCGTCTGGTACTGGGACGGCGACCCTGGCACGAAGGCCCAGTGGATACCCTTCGACAGCCCCGGAGCCGCCGAGTGATCGACATCCTCATTGGCGATACCAGACAGGTCCTGCCGACGCTGCCCGACAACCACTTCCACACCTGCGTGACTAGCCCGCCGTACTTCGGCCTGCGCGACTACGGCAATCCGGCCCAGCTTGGTCTGGAGCAGACCCCCGCCGAATACGTGGCCGCCATGGTCGAGGTGTTCCGCGAAGTCCGCCGTGTGCTGCGCGATGACGGCACGCTCTGGCTCAACCTCGGTGACAGCTATGCCCAGGCCGGCGGCAGGGGGGAACAAGGCGCCACCAGCCAGCGCCAGGGACGCTCCAATGTCCAGGCGCAAGAAAAACGCAGCAGCACTAAGCCGCCGCTCGGACTCAAACCGAAAGACCTCATCGGCATCCCCTGGCGCGTGGCCTTCGCACTCCAGGCCGACGGCTGGTATCTCCGCCAGGACATTATCTGGCACAAGCCCAATCCCATGCCCGAGAGCGTCACAGACCGCTGCACCAAGGCCCACGAGTACCTGTTCCTGCTGACCAAGTCCGAGCGCTACTACTTCGACAACAAGGCCATCGCGGAACCGGCTAACCCAGCAAACTACCGCCAAAACGCATCCGTCCGAGCAACCCCGCCAGGACAGACGCCGCAAGGAAAGCTCGACGCCAAACGAGGCGAAGTTCTTTGTGAAACCCGAAACCGCCGATCCGTCTGGACCGTGCCCACCCGTCCCTTCCAAGGCGCCCACTTCGCCACCTTCCCGCCCGAGCTTATCCGCCCGTGCATCCTCGCCGGCTCGCCCAAGGGCGGCTATGTCCTGGACCCGTTCGGCGGAGCGGGAACCACCGGCCTCGTGGCCAAGCAGGAAGGTAGGGCCGCCACCCTGATCGAGCTAAACCCGGACTACGCCGCCATGGCGCGTGCCCGGATCGACGCGGAGGAAGTCCAACAGGAGATGTTCAACAATGACTAAACTCAAAGTATGGACGCCCAAGAACCGGGCGCAGCAAAAGCTTGCTGACGAAATCACCAACCTGCTCATCGAGCGCACGGCCATGGAAAGATACCTGGCCAAGATGAATGCCCAGATCGATGCGCTGAAAGCGGCACTACAGGAACGGGTCGATACTCAGAAAAAACCGAAGAAGTCGCGGCGCTGACTGGCTAGTTCGCGGGTGCTTTTGGAGGCTGATCTGCTGGGGCGGGCGTCTCGGACGCTTGGCGTCTCCCGCTGATCGCTATAGCGATCGCCAGCAATCTATCCGGCAGCCCATTGACCACATTTTCAATGCGATCCATGCGGCTGTTGAGCTTCGTTTCAACTGAGCCCTGGCCTTGGTACAGAATGCCGAAGCCAAACACGATCAGAGACAGGCCGATTGCGATAACGCCGAGCACAAGACGCTGCCCGTTCAGCACGACCGACTGACTGTGCTTAACCCCGTCAACTGTGCCCTCAAGCTTTGCCATGCGGTAATCAGGCCCATGGGCAACGGGGTAATCATGGGACTATGATACGGCGGTGTGGGAAAATAGCAAGAGCGGGTTGTATTTTATAAAAAATTTTTAGATCGGCACTCTAAGTACCGACGTACTTGGTGGATGGTCGTCGCGTGGCGCGCCTGGGCCTGGGTGGCCGTCCGGATATGGTGACCCGATGTGCGACGCGACGCAAGATGTGGCGTGGTCCGTCATCACGGCGCGATCGAGACGACCAAACATATCGGACATTGGTCGCATAATGGCTAATACGGCAACAGGCTAGCCGTCTGTTTTGCCTTTGCCTTCAATGGCTTGGGGCTTTACCGGCTCGCTATCTACATCAATGGCCGTCGCCTGTGTCAGAAGCTTGGCCAGCTGCTGGGCTATCGTGCCCAGCTCTTTGGTAGACATATCAGCTACTTGGCCGGCGCCGTCGTGCTCATGGGTGACAATCTGCCTGTCGCTGAACCTGCGATCATAGACACTGGCCAGGCGGAAACGCGCATCAACCTGCAAGCGAGCGCGCTGAACGCCGGCCTTGCTGGTTACGTCCGCATTGTCCGCAATCTCAATGGCGCGATCGACCATGGGTTCCGCGCCTAGCACGCGAGCGCGACGAACGGCCTCTTGGAAATCTGGCTTCTCCGCCTGCCATCGATAATAGACCGCGATGCTTGGTGCCCAGGCTTGTTTACAAACCTCGGTTGGCGTTAGACCAAGCCTGACTTGCTCGACAATCCTTGCAGCAATGGCTGGCGAGTAAATCTCTGGCCTGCCTTTACCGCCTGTGTCTGGATCGCCTGCCGGGATAATTACTGGGGGCAGTCCGTCGCCCATATTGATCGCCATGGTTCCCGGCGGAGTGCCCGTTAGCACGTCTGTCGGCGCCGGCAGATCAGCTAGCAACGCAGTACCTTGCTTTACCGCCATGGTCTGAAACCCCGTAGGTTGGTCCTACGTGAGCATTAGCGCATATCTGGCTACCCCACTAGCCCTGGATTTAGACCGCCATACACACACAAAATAAATCCCACAAACTTTGTTGGGTTTACCTGGTCGCGTGTTTTCCGGGTCGCGCCTATACAAGAACCCGATATACCGTCGCGCGCAGTGAATATCCCGTGTAGCACCGTGTTTGTGGGTAGCACTGTCTGATATCCACGAGCAGGGAATATCCGCCGTGGATCAACCGGGTAGGTTTTTTTGTTGGCGGCCATCGGATCAGAAATTGTGGGGCTGATAGCGGAGCTATCGGGCCTGATCCGGGATTTGTGGGTCGTGGCGCTAGCGAAGTAAGGGCTAAACGGCATATCCGACAGATCATCGCCCGCGCTTCGCTAGGGCTCAATAAGCATATGTGCTAGCACAAGATTTTGCGCTAAGAGATCGGACAATGTTGCAGATTTTCGATCAACCCGTTGTGGGTATAGGGATATGCGCGGCACAAAATAACGCTTGACAGATTTTTGACGCTTGCGTTCGTTTCGATACCGAAACTACTTCCTGCGCTGGGCGAACACAAATCAGCCAGTACCGTAGCGCCGATTACAAAACCACGAAAAACCCAACTATGGCGGCCTAAGCCTTTGATCCGGGCCGCGTCTTTTTTCCGCTTGCGTTGTAGACGTTGCAAGTTGTTATAATCGGGGCACGGGACAACGCCATGCCCCGGTTGTTAACAAAGGTTAAGGAGTGCAGATATGGCGAAGTCAAACCCCAAAATCGCCCGACCAATTGTGCTGGTGCTGAACGAAAGCCAAGCCAAGACGCTGATTGCTGCTACTTGCATTTCCTTGGAAACCCAGAAGGGTTATCGCAACGCAATGCAGGACGTTGGGCAGTCCCGTGCATCGCTGCCCTGGGAAACGATCGGTGCCTTTGCCGACTTGGCGGTAACCGTGCAACAGCAAATTAGGGGCGACTACAGCTAGCTAGCCAACCACAAATCCCGCCGGCCCCGTTGACGGTAATCAGCCCGTCGCGGGGCTTGGGGCAGTAGAGGGGCTTAACCCTCGCAAACCAGACGGAGTTACCAATGGCAAAAACACCTAGCATGACAATCGAAGAGGCAGAAGCCGCTATCGGCCAGCCGCGCGGACATGCCCGCGTCACGTCCGAAAACCGGGGCTTGTTCCGCAAGTGGCTGACGGCGCGGGGATGCAACTCTGCGGCGGTCGGGGGCTTGTCGGTTACGGAACTTGGCCTCGCCTACAACGATACCAGCGATGTTCAGTTCAACCGGGTTAAAGCCAAGATCGACAAGGCGCTGGCCGAGGACGGCGTTGAACCGGATGCCCCGGAAACCTCCCAGGACGCGCCCAAGCCCGTCCAGCCGGCGCCGGTGCCCGTCCCTGGCGGCGACAAGGTAGCGCAAGCCCTGGCCATCCTGCAGGGCCTCATGGGCAACCAAGGCGTTGATGAGGCGGCGGTTGCTCGCATCGTGGATCAGCGGGTTGCCGATGCGCTCAAGGACATTCCGACGGCGCGGCTGGACGTGAAGATTGCGGACAATCCGACGGTCACGGTTGAAGGCGCGCGGCATGAGGTTTTCGAGCAAGTGTTAACGGCGGTGGCGCAAGGGCTTAACGTGCTCTTGGTCGGTCCGGCGGGTTGCGGCAAGACTTTCCTGGCCGATCAAGTCGCCCATGCCATGGGCCTGGATTTCCAGTTCACGGGTGCCGTCGCGTCTGAATACAAACTCCTGGGGTTCATGGACGCGCAGGGAAGACTTGTCAGGACCGCCTACCGCAAGAGCTATGAGCGCGGCGGGGTGTTCCTGTGGGACGAATTGGACGCGTCCAGCCCGGCCGCCATGCTGGCGTTCAACGCTGGTCTGGCGAACGGGCATCAAGACTTCCCGGATAGCGTGGTCAAGCGTCACGAGAATTTCCGCGCCATTGCCAGCGCCAATACCTACGGCAACGGCGCAGATCGGCTTTATGTCGGCCGCAACCAAATGGACGCCGCAAGCCTGGATCGATTTTTCGTCATCCCCATGGACTACGATGAACGCATGGAGCGGGCACTGTACGGCGATACCGATTGGGTGAGGTTCGTCCACAAGGTCCGGGCCAGCGTCCGGAAGCTTGGCTTGCGCCACGTGGTTTCCATGCGGGCCATTGACCAGGGCGCGCGGCTTCTGGCGGCTGGCATGGATCGCAAGCTTGTGGAGCAAGGCGCGCTCTGGAAGGGCCTGCAAGCCGCTGACGTGGCCAAGATCAAGGCGGGGATGTAGGCCATGGCGATCATTCATCAGGAGTTCTACGCCAGCACGGGCGACTGGTACGCCAAGTGTCGCCGCGACCATGAAACCCCGATTGTGGACGGCACTCTGGCGGCACGGTACGGCATTCACAGCGTCAAGCCGGACGATTGGTCCGGTAACGTGGATCAGGCCGGGGCATTAGCCCTGGCCGACACGGGCTGGCCGGAGGGTCGCGCCAAGATGGCACAGTCCCTGGGGCGTGCCATTGCCCGAACCCAATCCATGCGCGCCTTGGCCTACAGCATGGATGTAGCCGGGGCTTATCCCATCGTTCCCGTGGCCGTTGCGGGCGACCCCATGTGCATGGTGACGATTGGTGAAGAGGCGCGAGCCACCCGTCCCATCGTGCGGCTTGTGTGCGAGCAATGGGTATCGGCCGGTATCGAGGCAGAGCAAGCGATCAACCGGGGCGCCGCCATAGTGGCGCACGTGGATAGGCTAGAAGATGCCGGCATCCGCTGTGAGATCGTGGCGCGGTTTTCTTGTTCGGCGAACCACGGCAACGAAAACGACGGGACCATTACAGACGTAGTGGCGAAGGCGTGTGACGAACCCGTCGATATCGACAAGCTGGCCTATGTCCTGGCGCATCCTTCCAGCGTCCGCCGGCTTTATTTCCGTAGCCTGGAAACCACACCTAACAGCGTCGCCAAGCGTTTCTTGTCCGGGCATGGCCTTCCGCCCAAGGCCGAATGTCGCACGGTAGAACCGGGGCAAATCTTCCTGTTGTCCGCCAACGAACATACCAGCAAGTACAATAGCCCGGAAACGGCGGCCGTCCATGTCGGGGAAATGATCCTGGCCGGCATCCGGGCGGCCAAGGATTGCGGGTTCTGGCCGATGGATCATTCCGAGCCGGAGTTAGTAGACGCGGCCTAGCAGGCTTCCCCTTGCCGCTCCATGTAGGGGGCGGCTTTGGGAAGCCCGCCGGGCTTCACAAGAGCAACACAACGGAAGGAACCGCAACCATGCCCGCACCACTCGCTACCCTCAAAGCTGCTATCACCGATCTTGGCCTGACAGTCGAAAGCGCTATATTGGGACCACGATCAAAACAGACTGGGTGGACTAGCCTTGTCACTGGCGCCGGCATGTAGCGGGCGCCAGAAACAAGCCTAGTGCTTGGCGGTTTCAAATCCTTGGGACCGGGGACGAAAACGGAGGATCAAAATGAACAAGCTGTCTTTGCCCACACTGTGGGTGTCCGGCGCGTTTCTTGGCGTGTTCGCCGTGACCGCGCTTAGTTTGCGCGTGGCCGAGCGCATGGCCGAGTTGCTGGGCGAGTTGGGGGCGGCCGCGTTGCGGTTGGTGATTTTGTGAAGCCGCATCTGGTTCCCGAGATCATTGGATGGGCGCTAGGGATCGTGGGCGGCCCTCTGATCTTTCCCATATCGTTTTTGATCTGGCGCGGCTCAGGCGATTGGGTAAATGCGTTTCTTGATGGGTGGGTGCTGCTTGGCTACGGAGTCACGCTTGTCGAACTGGCCAAGCTGAAACGAAAGCACGGCGAACCATGACCGTCTCATACTTCGCCGGCCGCACGCATCTCGAAGCTGTTGAGCATGCGGCGCGGCTGGCGATCAAGCGCAACGCTGTCTGTTATGTTGGCTTGGTCCGGGCTAATCCCTGGACCGGGCCAGGCGAGCCCGTCCGATATGCTCGCTGGGTGGCGTGCGATCTCCCCAGCTGGGGCGTCTGGCGAGATCGGGTGATAAGCCTGCGCTCGATCCAGCCAAGCGAGGCGCCAGCCCTTTTGATGCGCGTCAGGATACTGCGCCTTAGGCGCGAAAGACGCCGCAATCGTAGGGACCGGGAACAAAATCAAAAGCAGGCTTGACGCCATGTTGCAAGTTGAGGTATCGTGCTTTTGCGATCAACGCACAACATCTAACAACGGAGCTACATCATGGGTAAATACGTCAAGGTTCTGACCGCCGCTGACCTGAAGGCCGAGAGCGACAAGGACCCGAAGTTCGCGAAGTTCCTGGCCGACAACAACCTGAACTCGGCCACCATCGGTGCCAGCATGGAAGTCAAGCTGCCCGATGCGATCAGCGCCTGGATCGACAAGAACGAGCCTGACTCCCGCCAGAAGGCGCAGGAAGCGTACAGCGCCATGCTCAATGACTGCGTCCCCATGCTCATGGGCGGCGTGCCCGACGTGGTCCGCAAGCGTATGCGGCCCGTCGAGGTTATCGAACTGCTGGCCGACGAGGTCGTGGAGGCGGTCTATGCGCCAGTGTTCGAGGATGCCGGCGTCGAGATCAATCCCGAGTACGTCAAGCTGTCGCATCTGACCGTCGCGCTGGGCAAGGTCGGCGTGGGCATCCTCCAGGCATTCGTCTGCGCCAATGCCCATCGCAAGGCGGCCAAGGTCGCCGAGGGTCGCGAGGATCTTCCGGACATCGATCCGGCGCTGGCTGCCAAGGCCACGCACCGGGAACACGCCACGATCAACTAGGGCGCTCCGTCTAAACTTGCCGCCGGTCGCAAGGCCGGCGGTTTTTTTAGACGGAGGGCGAGCCATGATCAGCGAAGGCAAGACCACGCATCAGACCAATGCCGAGAGCGATCGGCATCTGTCTATTATCCGACGTGTGCAGCGCGGGCTGGGGATCAAGTTTTTCCTTGAGCGACAGGGCCTGGCGCTGTGTGCCGGCGCGGCGCTTGGCGGTTTCCTGGCCAACAATCTGGACGTGTTCGTCACCGGGCTGGTTGCGATCGGCGACTGTCTCGCCGGCCGCTTCGCAGTGGACATGTATCTCGTGCGCATTGGCTTGCGCGCCCTGCAGGTAAGCGTGCTTACGCAGTGCGTCGATCCGGACGAGGAAGGGGAAGACTGATGCGCCGCGAACGTCTGCGCCGGCACTGGATGGACCGGCCGCCTCTGCCGACAAGCCCGGTGCCGTGTAGCGGCATTGTCGGAAGCATCTTTGGGACTAGGAGCTATGCCGAACTGAAGCATATCGCAGAGAACGATTACCGGCGCTTTGATAGCTTATCGCGCCAGGAAAGAGACGTCGTCAGACAGTCAAGCGAAGCGACGGCTGCGGCGATACAGCGCTGGGAAAGAGACGAGTTTTTTGAAAAGATGCGGCACCGAAAGGCTCAAAAAAAATGAACTACCACAACATGTCCGATATCCCCGAACACATGCGCGGCGCCATGCTGCGGTGGATCGAGTTTGGTATCCAGCCCGGCGGGTTTTTGACCGCTGTGCTTGAAAACAATCTGCGTGATGCCGTGGACCGCGCTGACACGATCAACATCCGGAGACTGCCGGATTACGTCCGGTATCTCTACAACGATGCGCCGTCCGGCTGCTGGGGAAGCCCAGAGGCCGTACGGGCATGGGAGCGACAAGGCGGCTTGAAGCGCGGCCTTGTCGCTGTCGAACCTGAGAGCAACGAAACCGAGGAGTAAGACAAAATGGCCATCAAGAAGACCGATGCACGACAGACCGCGAACGAGATTGTCGCGAAGATGCTCCAGACGGCGCAGGAGCAGGAGAAGGCGCGCAACCCACCCATGTCCGAGCGGGTGGAAAACTACCTGAAGGACCGCGTGACGTGGTCCGGGACCAAGATGGTCCTGCCGGCCGATCCCAAGAAGATGTCGGTGCCCGAGGCGCGCAAGCATCTCGACCTGCTGGAAGCCGACATGAACGCCGAGATGAAGGTCCACGAGATCATCGACGCGTTCCCGCTGGAGGGCGCCAATGCTTTCTCGGTGGCGATGGGGCGGCGCTACGGCTGGGCGCAGTCCGTTCCGACGCCGGGCTTTTTCGGCGACAGGCCGCCGGCAATTGTCTCGTTGCCGGTCGGCGTCAATCAGACACGTCAGGTGATCTGGGGGTCTTTCAAAATCCCCGGCGTGGACGGCCGTCTGGTAACGGAGCGCGCTGCGCTCAACGGGCGCATGGTCTTCGCCATCGGAGGCGTGGTCAAGAAGCACTGCATGGAAGAGGTCAAGCTGCTCGCGGACATGACGCGCGACATCGTCAAGAACGAGAGCATCTACCGTGGACAGGCGATCAATCTGCCCATGACCGGCGCCGACATCAATTTCGATGATCCGCCGACCTTCATGGACACGAGCCGCGTGGACGCTTCGCAGGTGGTCTTCGGACGTGACCTGCAACGGCAGATCGACACGTCCATCTTCGCGCCGCTGCGCTACACGGACGCGTGCCGCGAGGCCGGCATTCCGCTGAAGCGCGGTGTTCTTCTGGAGGGTCCCTATGGCTGCGGCAAGACGCTGGTCAGCTACGTGACCGCCCAGGAGGCGACCAAGGCGGGCTGGACCTATGTCTCGATCAAGGACGCGCGCGGGCTTGGCGAGGCAATCCGCTTCGCCCGTCTGTACCAGCCGGCCGTGATCTTCTGCGAGGACGTGGACCGCGAAGTCTCTGGCGACGAGCGCACCCACGAACTGGACGCGATCCTGAACACGATCGACGGGATCGAGTCCAAGGGCACCGACATCATGGTGGTCCTGACCAGCAACCATGCGGACAGCATCAATCAGGCGATGCTGCGCCCTGGGCGCCTGGACGCGATCATCCATGTGTCGCCGCCCGACGCGGCTGCTGCTGCCCGTCTGGTGGGCATCTACGGAGGCAACATGATCGTTGCGGGCCAGGACTTGGCGCCGGTCGGGGAGGCTCTGAACGGGCGCATCCCGGCCGTGATCCGTGAGGTCGTGGAGCGGTCGAAGCTCCATGCCATCAGCCGCGCCGGTGGCGGAGCCGGAAGCTACGTCACGACGGCGGACCTTCTGGCGTCTGCAGACGAGATGAACGCGCATCTCGAACTGCTGAACCGCAAGCCGAGCGAGCCGAGTGCGGCCGATCGGCTGGCCGCAGCGCTGACCGAGGTTCTGTCGCCGGCCATGGCCAAGGCCACCGGCGTCAACGGCGTCCAGCATGACGCCGAGGTGATCGACCTGATCCAGGAAATCCGGGAGCGGGTCTAATCAGACAGGCTGGCTCCAGGTAGGAGCCGGCTTGTTTTATGGAGGATGACGATGGGAGTGATCTGGAAAGCCGGCACCCTGCCGAACGCGCATCTGGCGTGGATGGCAATCATGGAGACCACGAGCAAGACCGCACGGCGCTATGATCCGGACCACGAGGACGCCACGGCGTTCTGGCTGCGGACTATTGCGGTGGTCACGGTGTTCGCGTGTGCGCTGACCAGCGCGCTGACATATGCGTTCGTGAAGATGGTAGGAGGATGAGTGTCTGAGTACGAACTGCACTGCGCGATCGGTGACATGCTGGCGTGGACGCTGCTCCCGCCAGCATTTTTTTCGAGCATTGCCCACGGCGGATACAAGCTGACCAAGCGCGCAGCGGCCCGCCTGAAGCGCAGCTACCTGATTCCAGGGCTGCCCGATCTGCACATTGTTTATCAGGGCCGTGTCTACTACATCGAGATAAAGACACCGACGGGCACGTTATCTCCCGAGCAGAAAGACATACACGCCAAGCTGCGGGCAGCGGGCGCGCAGGTCGCGGTCGTCAGAAGTGTTCCCGAAGTCGAGCGATTGCTTGACGCCTGGTCCATTCCTCGTCGAGCCGTTCGTCTTTAGGGCGGTCTGGCTGGAAAACGATCTTCTCGTGATCCACGCAGAACGACCGCCCGGTTTTCACTGGGCGTTGGCAAAATCGCCAGGTCTTGCTCCGGCACCCGTGTCCGTTGTCGTCCAGAATGAAGCGGCACCCGACGGGCTCGCGCTGCGCGCCATCAAAGTAGGTACGCGGCGGATCGGGGAGGCGGTTCTTTCTGGAGCCCGATGTGGTGCGCGCCATTTCAACTTTTCCCCCGTTGACAAGTTGTAACGTACCATATTAGTGTGTGCATCACAAGGGCGCCTATCAATTCTTAACGGGAGATCAAAATGCTTCAGGCCCATTACATGACTTCGCAGAAGTCCAAGGGCGGCTTCGCGCGGTGCGTCTTCGCGGTCTACTGCTCCAAGGAAGAGCATGACGAGATGTTCCGGAACGCGCCCACCATGCACCACAAGGTGGTGGCAGGCTGGTACGACAGGGCCAAGCGCGAGGTCTATGTGCGCCGTGCCGGACCCGGCGAGAAGGGCGTGGCCATGCATCTGGTGAGCCAGAGTTCCCAGAGCCTGATGCGGTTCGGCAAGAGCAACACAAACGGCCTATACCAGATGATGTTCACGTCTCAGAACCTGGAGTTCCCGCTGGAGTTCCTGTTCCGCCAGCGCGAGGCGGCTGGGCGCATCGTCAACGTGAAGGGCGTGCCGCATCTTGTCTGGCGCCTGCCGACACGGGAAGAGGCCGAGCCGCCGAAGATGCGCAAGGAAAACCGCGAGTCGCTGTACAATCCGCAGGACCACAAGGTCGGCGACGTGCGCTATATCAGCGTGCCGAAGCTGCCGCCAGCGCCTCCGTCCATTCAGCCCGAGGCGAAGACCGTCGACGAGCCGGCGAAGGCAACGAACGGCGCTCATCACCAGCCGGTTAGCAGCCTGCCGCCGATCGAGCGGCTGAAGATCAGCATCGCCCGCGTGAACCAGCTGGTCGCCAAGATCGGGAATGTGCATCTTGCCATCAAGGACGGCAAGCTGCGCGGAAGCGTCGTTACCAGCGTGGACCTGTAGCCAGCGAGGAGACCGTCTGATATGGCCTACGAACTCAAAGACATGAGCGGCAACGTGTTCGTGAACGCGAACAAGTCGTCCGAGAAGCACCCGAGCTACAAGGGCGCGGTAAAGCTGCTGGGCAAGCAGTACGATCTCGCTATCTGGGTGCGCCGCGATCGCAACGATCAGACGTACTGGTCATTCGAGCTTAGCGAGCCGTATCGCAAGCCGGAGGATGCGCCGCCGCGCGATAACAGGCCGCCGAGCGGCGACATCCCGTTTTAACAACCAGACAACTAAGGAGAACGACCGTGGCAAAACCAAAGCCCAAGCCAATGACGAAGGCGCAGAGGCGCAAGCTGCTGAACGTGGTGGCAGACTTCATCGAGCCGCTGCCGAAGAAGAAGTTCAACATGAACGAGTTCGGGGTCTTCCCGGACCGCGACGCCCAGAAGGCGGCGGCGGTGAGGGGGGTGTTCTTGCAAATCACCAAAGGCCCGAGCCTGCATAACTGCGGTACGGCCGGTTGCGCGCTGGGGTGGGCTGTGTCGATCCCGGCCGTGGTGTCCGCCGGATTTGGTCCGGAAAGGCTGCTCGTTGGGGCGCCCGATCCGTGGCTTGCGGCGGCCGAGACATTCGGCATCGACGTGGACCTGTCCAATGTCGTGTTCGGCATAGCCAGGACCGGCCACAGGACGCCGGCAGAGGTCGCGAAGAACCTGCGTTACGCGGCGAAGACCGGCAAGCCGGCGCCAGCACTTCGCGCCGCGTACAACAGGGAGCGTGCCGAGCGGCTGCGGGAGGAGGCCCGGGGGAAGGCTTGGGCCGAGTGACCTTCCAGGTCGGACACATAACCCCAGGATGGTATCTCGTGGCGGTCACGTTCGAGCGGTTGAAAAAAGACCGAACCTACGTGACCGCCAGTGCTTTCTACCGTTGCCCGCTTGACCCAGCCGGTCCAGCGGGCGAGCCTGTTATCGAGGTAGATGGCGTCGAGGTTCCGGGTGAAGAGCTGTGGGACTGGTGGACGCGCCTGCCGCATTATCCGATCACCAGGGCCGAGTACAATCGTAGACGGGGAATTGAATGACAAATCTTAACGAGGACTTCGAGCAGCCAAACCACGCCATGTTTCCGCCCGCGATTGCCGAGGCGGTTATTGCCGTGATGACGAAGGTCACATTTGTTGCGAAGTCGAGCGAGAACACGTTCCAGCGCTACAACTACGCCAGTGACGGCGACATCCTGAAGCAGGTGCAGCCGGCCATGGCCGAGGCCGGTCTGTTTTTGATACAGGACGAACTTGCCAGGCACGATGTTGCCGAGGGGCGCATTTTGGCCGTGACCTACGGCTTTCGGTTGGTCCATAAGTCCGGTGTCGTTAGCCCCCGCGTCTACCAGCGCACGGGCATGAGCCTCTACAAGAACGAGCGAGGTAACTACGACGACAAAGCGGCCAACAAGTGTCAGACAGCCGCGCGCAAGTATTTCATCCTGTCGCTGTTCCTGATCCCGACCGGCGAAGACCCGGACGCGCACGATGGCGAGGCCAGGGCGCCGATCGGTGGTGCCACCAAGGACCGCAGCGCGCCGGTGCCGGCGCCAAAAGCGCCGCCAAGACCGCTAGCGCAGGACCAGCTGGCCGCCCAGGTTGAGGCGAAGCCGGCCGAGCCCGTGCCACAGCAGCACGCCAAGAACGAGGACGGCAGCACCAAGCCGTACACGCTGCGCACTCCAGCGGCGCGGGAGGTCAGCCATTGGGTGGACAAGCTCGTTGAATATATCCAAGAGCGCCCCATCTCGAAGGTGCGCGCCAGCGCATGGGTTGCCGCCAACCACGAGACGCTGGAGCGCATGAAAAACGGAGCGGCGGCGCAGTACGAGCGGTTCTTGGCTGGGTACAACGCTGTCACCAGCAGCTCGCAGGCCATCGACTGAGGGAGGGCAGCATGACGGATCGGTTCGACGACATGGCGTTGGATGTACACCGCGAAATGGAAGCGGAGGACACTTGGCCAGACACTTATGCCGTGCTGGCAGCCGCCCTCCGCGCCCAGCACCGGGCCGGACAGGAGGCCGCCCGCAAGGCGCTGGTAGCCGAATGCGGGCGCCTGGAACGCGGTCCATATCGGGCCACATCAGCCCCGATCTACGAACAGCTTTCTAAGCTGGCCATAGAGGACACCACGCCATGACCGACACGCCGACGCCGAGGGTGAGTGACGAAGTCCGCGCTAGTTTACGTGATATGTCGGCGTATTGCGGGGTCAGCGGAAAGTTACTGATTGAATTGCTCGATGATGCCAAGGACGCCCGCGCCCAACTCGCCACCCTGATCGCGACCATCGCCGAGCGGGATGCGGAGATTGCGCGGCTGAAAGACAAAATTCGCGCCCTGGATGACCTATACGAAGAGTGCGGCCCATACGTTAATTACTACGACGAGGAAAAGGCCCGCGCCGAAGCAGCCGAAGCGAAGCTCGCCGAGCGGGATGCGGAGATTGCGCGGCTGACGAACATCGCGCACGGGGAATTTGCGATCTGCGGGACCGCCACCGTTGGCATGGCGCGGATGCCTGAACGTGTGACGGTCTGCGAGCACGACGGGGCGGTAGAGGCGGCGCTGGACTCATACGAGCGCGCAAACGACTGGCGTTTGTCACCCAACCCTGATGGATATCGCGAGGACATGCGCCTCGCTCTCACCGCCGCCGACGCTGCGATGGAAGCGGTGGGGTGGGTACGGGTGCCGGTGGAGCCGACTGCCGACATGGTCGAGGCGCCCTTCGTCGGCACGATAGAGCAACAGGATTTCGTGATGCAGACGAAGAAGCGCAAAACAATGGCGGCAAACTACCGCGCCATGATCGCCGCGCGCCCCACGACGGAGAAGCAGCCATGACCGACGCGGAGGTCGAAGCGGTCGCGCGGGCGATTATGCCAGAATGGTTTTACATGCTGGATGATGGGCGTTGCATGCTCGACAACTACCCTGACCAGCACAAGCACTATCAAGAACGGGCTCGTGAGTACGCGCGTCGCGCCATCGCGGCCCTCGACCAGGCCAGGGCAAAGGGCTAGCCCAGCAGCATTCCGGCGATAACGGACAGGATGATGATCGCGGCGATCCAGCGCCAGCGGGTGGCCGCGACCCATGTCCAAGCTGCGGCGATCCTGTCCATGTCATTTGCTCCCGAGCAGGAAAAGCTTGCACTCGCGCGTCTTGCGCTGGTCCGTGCATACGCACTCGATCAGCCGGTTCTGGATCGCAATGTCCTCGCGCAGCGTCTTGGGCAGCGTCGCGGCTGTAGCCCGATCCATGTAGATCGGCTCGACCGCCGTACACAGCGTCGGCTGCGTGTCGGCAGACGGCGCGACATTGGCGCCGGAGCCGCTGGACGCCGGGATGTTGATCAGCGGGCCGCAGCCGACCAGCAGCAGCGCCGCTGCGAGGGCTAGCGCTTTCGCCGCTGATCTGGTGGCAAGAGCCATTCTTCGACCTCGTCTTCCGGCATCTGCTTTACCCGCTGCTCGATCCGCTTGCGGGTCTCGATGGTCTTGATCGTGCCCTCCAGGCCGTCCAGCTTCGCCTCCAGCCGGCCCCGGTTTCGGACGTAGCGCTCCAAGCCGAGTAACGCCAGCGCCACCAGCAGGATCACCAGGGCCCACTTGCCCAGCTTCATCAGGGGCGCCGCCAGAAACCCGAGGGGGCCTCCTGCAAGCGCGGCAAGCCATGGCATCAGCGAAGCCCGAGCTTGCGGTCCTGGCGGCGTCTGTAGACCACATACAGACAGCCCGCCAGGCCCAGGGCCAGCGCCGCCCAGAGCATGTACGGGGCGACCGGTTTCAGAGTGAGCATCAGGCCACGGAACGCGCCCGCGATGCCCGTCAGGGGCTCAGCGATTTCCTGGGCTTGCTCGGCCAGGGCCGACACGGTCGTCAGGCCGAGGCCGCCGGCCGCCACCTGGGCGCCCTTGACGGTGCCGGTCTTGGACAGCGGCCTGGCGGGAGGCTCGACCCCAGCCAGCACCAGCGCCTTGTCGATCTGGGCGTCCGTGTACGGGTGGCCAGAGCCCTTGTTCTCGAAGTCGATCATCGCCTCGATCATGGGCCGCAGCGTCTGGTATTTGTGGACGTTGATCGGATCGTCCGGCAGCACGTCCATGGCCGCTGCCACAAACTTGATGTACTGGGCGGTATGATTCTTGTCCTTGGGCGCCTTCTTGGGCGGCGGGGCCCATTTGGTGATCTGCTCAGCGACCGTCCCGCAGTCGTGAGTGTCCTGGTTGTAGATCAGCTGTCTGGCCCCGGCCCGGATTCCGTAGATCGGGTCCACAAACCGGCACAGCTTGGTCATGCCGCCAGGCGGGTTGTCGTGCGGGTTCGCCTCGTCAATGCCCTGCCATTTATCCTGGGGGCGGTAGCTGATATTCATTGGGTTACAAAGGACAAACCCCCGGCTCGACAGGTCCGGACCGACAATGCGCGCCATCAAGGTATCCCCAGGTAAATCAGACTCAGGCCGCCCAGGAGCAGGAAGCCGCCGAGCCCTATGCCCAGGGTGGGCAGCACCAAAATTATCCACCAGGGGATAGGGTCGCGCTCCATACCACCACCTGTGCGGTTGCCGGGTGGACCGTACCACAAGTCCTAGTCTTCGGCCAAGGTAGCCTTATAGGCTTTCGTTAACGGATCGCCACCCTGCCGCCAGTCCGTGTCGTGCCGATTGGATTTACCCCAGTTGCATTGCGAGCAAAGGACCTGGAGGTTGTTCTGGTCCAAGGCCAATCCGGGGTACTGGCGGCGGTTCTTGATGTGGTCTACGTGCAGGTTAACGCCGTCGGCTGTTCCTCGTCCGCAGGCTTCGCACCGCCCGGTCCCCCATCGCTCCTTGTTTAGACGCAGGGCCTCCTGCCGAACCACAGCCCATTCGTAGGATAGCAGGAACTTGTCCTTGGTTTTGTTGCCAAATTTCCTTTTCCGCTGCTTCAGGCGCTTGCGTTCTTTCTTGGACAACCCGGCGTTGGCCGGCTTGTCTGGTAGGGCTGGCTTGCTGGCCTTTCGGACAACCTCGTCCACCCACGCGTATCGGTCTGGGTATCTGCGTTTCATGGTTGGAGTATACCACACCTAGTGGCTTGACTCGGTTGGCTGATCTGGTACAGTTTGCAACAGTTGCTGGCCGCCAGAGACATGGTCGCGGACGCGCGGAAGCCGAGATGTCGGGATTACATCAGGCAGGCGAAAGCCTTACGAGTCATGCGGGTTCAAACCCCGCCGTATGAAGCCGGCAACACATTAATCGCGGGCGGTAGGTGAAGTCATCTTGCTTGGCTCATAACCAGGATAAACCGGGGGCAGTACCCGGGCCCGCTACCAACTTGGAGAATGACGATGGGGATGTTCGACTATCTGCGGTGCGAGATGCCGCTCCCGCCGGAACCACCGCCGCCGGATGGCTGTCTGTTCCAGACAAAGGACGTGCCTACCCCACAGCTGTATATGGAAGAATGGGTTATTCTTGCGGACGGGCGACTCAAGAAGGCGGGTGTCCGGTACGAGGACCGGAGCGACAAAACCGCTCCAGAAGGCAGCTTTGAACGCTTGGCTGGGTGCATGACGCCGATCCCCGATCCCGAGAAGGACCAGTATTTCGAGCATCACGGCGATATCGCGTTCTACCACTATGACGACAAGACGAAGGCGTGGTGGGAGTACGTGGCTAGGTTTACGGATGGGCGGTGTGTCAAGATTTGGCTCAGTGAACATGAGGCGCCTGGGGCAGTGGCTTAATGGCCCACATCCGCAAAGGCCAACTGACCGCCACCAAGGAATGGGCCGCCCACCTGCGTCCGTACTGGAAGCGGCAGTTCTGGGGCCAGGAACGGGTGGCCGAGCGCGAGGACATCAATCAGCAGCTACGGGAGAATTTCGTGGACAACCAACACAAGCTGATCAAGGGCTACCGCGATCTGTCGCAGGCAGAGATCGACCTGATGAACGATGGTAAGGGACTGGCTGAGCAGGTCGGGGCGTGGATCGCGAAGCTGGAGGGTTTCGATGCCGACCGCACCGAAGACCCGGACAAGCGCTGGCTCGCCATCGGCAAGACGCATCTGCAGCAGGGCTTTATGGCCGCGATCCGCGCCATTGCCAAGCCGACTACGTTCTAGTGCTCTTCATCAAGATCGAACTCTGGCCCGGCGGCGATCGCACGCGCAAGCGCGAGCTTGGCCAAATGACCATCGGCAACATCGGCGGCGACATCGAGCGCGGGGACTACGCGGTCCACGCGACCGAGCATCCGTCCGATATCACCGGATTGCCGAAGGGCATAGACGAGCAATTCGTGGTCAAAAACCATAAGCGCCGCCAGTCCGTGTGGGCGTTGGTCGGACTTGCTGCCGTGCGAGCCGTGGCGCACCACGGCATGAAGGAAGTGCGCGCGGAACTGAAGGAAGAAAGGGAGAAGAAGCGTGGCTAATTACGAACCAGAATTTACCGGCACGAAGCTGCACCGGCTGATCGTCGATCTGCAGGGAGTTGTCGCCGCACACGCCGCTGGCTTGACGCCGCTTGGTTTGATCGTGATGCGGTTTACCGAGGACGCGTGGCGGGAGTGGATGGAGAGCCACGCGAAGAAGGCGAAGGAACTGGAGGAGAAGAAATGATCGGCTACATGTGCAAGACGGACTTCGATTATCACCTGACCGGCGATAGCCGTGGCACTCGGGTCTACGCCTGCCTCGAAGACCTGGAAAAAGCCCGCGAGTGCGTGAAGCAGTGCGGCATCGTGGAGGTCGAGGTCAAGCTGATGAAGGTAGTGCAGGAAGAAAACTTCGACGATGTTGTGTTTTCTGCTAACCCTGCACCCCCCACCAGCTCCACGCCACCACAGCAGTCGCCAGAACCGCCGGCACCCCCCAGCGCCAGTGGCCCCAGCGATCAGGCGAAACTACCCTGACCGTGCAGAGCGCCCCGGCCACGGCGATCAGCGAGAATAGAATTAGCCAGGGTGACGTGAACATCCAGGCCGTGGCTCCGCCGTCTCGTGCAGCGGCCCTCCCCCACCACACCCAGGCGCGCGTGGCCGCCTCGCCCATGAACAGCACGGCTAGGCCCTTGGACAGATGCACGCTCGGCTTGTCCCAGCCGCCTGTGTAGAGATTGATCAGGCAGTAGCGCGCCATCATGACCGCCAGCCAGAAGCTGATCGTGGCCCAGGCGGCGTTGATAAGTTCCAGCTGCATCGAGTTAGTCATGTCCAGGCCCCGGTCGTATCTTGTTGGCGTGCTCGCGGATGGCCGATGCAAGCTCGGCCAGTGCGTCGGCGTCATTGGACACACGCCGGATGGTTTCTCGCGCTTTAGTGACTTCAGCGGTAAAGCGCGCCACGGCCTCGTCTAGACGCGGGTCGTGGGTCGGCACGGCCGTCCCGAAAATTTTGCCGAGCATGTTCTTTACCCACCCCATATCCGCCGCCATGCTTCCAGGGTCGTTGTTGCTTGGTTCATTGTTGTGAGGACCCGTTCCAGCAGCAAATCGCGGGCTTCCTGGAGTTCCTTTCTTTCCTTCCGCTCTGTGTGCCAAGCATAAGCGAGCAGGAGCGCAGGCAAGTACGGGCCGCCCTCGCCAACCAGACGGAGAAGTGTGCCTAATTCCACCTATCCCCTCCATGCCAACGCTCCGGAGCTACAACCGTTTCCACGAAACACTGCGACCAATATTGCTTATGGCGGCGGTGGAGACTCCGTATTCTTTCGCCATGGCGGCCACTAGGCCACGCCGCTTGGCTGTAGTATATCGGTGCCGTATCTCCGCTGCCTGTTCCTCCGTAAGTTTGGCCGGAGGGTGGTCGCTTCCGTCAGAGATTGTCCCGTGTCGAATAGTGTCCAGGACGTTTTCTGCGCGCGTTGCGTAGCGTAGGTTGGATGCGTGGTTGTTTGTTGGGTTGCCGTCCCCATGTGCCACGTCTGATCCCGGGGGCCCTTCGCCAAGAAAGGCTTCTGCGACGCAACGGTGGGCGTAAACATGAAACTTCAGTCCGTCGCGCGACAGTGTGTAGCGCAGATACCCCCCGTTTGAGTGGCGGCGCGGGCGCATCAGCAAGCCAACAGGAGAACCTTTTTTCCTGGTTGTCCGTCTTATCTGCCCGGCTTCGCTGACTTGGTAGTCAGGAAACCCCGGTACGTCTCGCCATTGCATTGCGTCAGTCATCGCTACCTCGCCGCCGGCACCCGGAGCTTGGGATTGACGTTCGTCTCGCGCGCGTACTCGGCCATGGCTTTGGCCTTCTCCGCGATGTGTGCGTTGATCTCGTCCAGGTACGCCTTCTTGTCCGCCGGCTTCAGACGCGCGTCCTTGGCAATGGACCCACGACGGCGCTTGATCTCGTCGATCTCGTACTTCATCTGCGCCAGGTTCTTCTGGCGGTTCACGTCAGGGTCGAGACCGTAGAGCGAGATGCCGAAGATACTGGACACGGCCTGCGTCATGGTCACGCTCGGGTTGCCCTGCTTGTCGATCGGCACATCAAGCGCGGCGTCGTGCAGCTTCTTGGCAAAGCCGGTCGAGCCGGCCCACGGCGGCATGGCCATGGACCAGAGATAGAGCGAGATGTCCCGCCACTGGCGGCCCGGCGGATCGGCCTTGTTATAGATGGGCCGCTGGGTAAACGGGTCGATGCCCGTCTGGACCGCAGTCATGAGGCTGACCAGCGGGGCGCCGAACATGCCCATGCCCTTGGCGGCTTCCAGAGGTTTGCCGGCGTAGGCTTTATGGGCCGCGTCCTGGAACTGTCCCCACGGCAGGACGTAGCCGGCGTTCCAGTAATGCCAGCGGCCGGCGCTGTCCTTGAAGGGCAGGAGATACACGCTGCCGGTTTCCTGGGCCCATTTGGGCAACGTCTTCTTCAGACGCTCCAGGTCGTCGTCGTCGATGTCCAGCATGTACTGGGTAAGCATGGGCAGCCCGACCGCCATGGCGATATATGGAAAGAACGCCCACGGCCTGGTGGCGGCTGTCTTGATCAGCTGCGGCGCGACCTTGCTCATGTAGGTAACGAACGGCATGCCGATCGGGGAGTTGCGCAGATATCGGACGGCCGGCGAGACGTTCGAGTAATCGAACTGGGCATCCTCGGCAAGGATCACGGCATCGCGCTCGCTGAGGCCCTGGCGCTCCATGGCATCGATGATCACGGCGACCTTGCCGACGGACTCGATGAACTGGTAGCCGTCGCTGGCGATGTCCACGACATGCGCGATCATGTCCTTGAAGCGCGCCAGGTTGCGCACGGTGGCCGTGCCGCCCTGCTGCTTCTGGTAAGCCAGGAAGGCGCGCTCGATCTTGGCCGACTCGTTCTGTGCAAAGCCGGAGCCCTTGATCCCGAACTTCTGCGCGGCCTGCCAGTGCTTGCCGTTCTTGAGGATTTCCTGGATTGCCTGCGTGTAGCGCATCGGAATGTAGGCGAACGGGATGCGACCAAACACATTGGACTGGATCATGCCGGACATGAGGTTGCGCGCGATCGAGGGCGGGTTGGCCACGACCTTGCCGAACTTCCACCACTGGGTCGCCTTGGTCGCCCAGCCGCCCATGCCCAGGACCTGCTCGGCCCAGGACGGGTCCGGATTGGGGACGGCAAACGTCCCGATCATGTCGTTGAAGATTTCCTTGCGCACCCACATGCCGCGCAGCGCGCCGTAGCGCGACGTGTCCGGAATTTGTCTGTAGTCCTGCGAGAACTCTGGTTGCGCCTTGAGCTTGGTCTTGGCCAGATGCTCCATCTCCAGGGCCATCTTGAGCGCGCCCGCGCGGCGCTCTTCCGGCATCTGGTCCACCATATCGCGCAGCTGATCTGCCTGGGCCTTGAGCGCTTGCGGCGTGTACTTCTTCTTTTTCCATTCCACGAACTGCTTCTTGGGCTCCGCTACCCAGTCCGGGTTATTGGACACCTTCTGAAGCAAGTTGAACTTGGCCAGGTCCGTGGCCACGACGCTGATCGAGCGCACGGCCAGGAAGCCCGGATCGTCGATCTCGCCATAGACCAGCTTGCGCACGTCTTCTGGAATATCCTGTCGCTGCTTCAGGTAGCCCTGGGCGCCGATACGCGCGCCAGTGCCGACACCACGACGGTTGGCGGCTTCGTCCAGAACGAACTTCAGGTAGACGCGCGGCAGGTAGCTGTCTCTGTTGGTGCGGTACGTGGCCTCGTTCAGCATGCCGGCGTCCACCAGCTGCTGTCCCAGTTTAACGATCTCCTGCTTCATCTCCACGAACTTCGCGCGCTTCTGCGGGTCATGGATCATGGACGGGGCAGCGCCCTTGGTGGTCATGTAGCGCAGAGCCGCGTCGCGCTCGGCCTTGGGCAAGCCGATCAGGTCACGCATGCCGGCAAGATGCTCCTGGATGCGCTGGATTTCTCCCTTGGCCATGCCGCGCATCTCGAAGTAGTTCCGCCAGTCGCCGGGAAGCGTGACCAGCGGATTGCTCAGACGGTCCATGACCGAGCCGATGTTTTTGATCATGTCCAGCACGCCGTTGGCTTGCTGCTTCATGCCGGCCCTGGACATGGCGAAGGCGTTGCCGCGCGTCATTGGCGTGCGGTTGAACTCGGCCTCGGACATGGCCCCGCCCTCGATCGCCTCGAACACGTCCTCTGCGGTCTGCCAGCCGTTGCCTTGTGCCCAGTTGCGCAGCGCCTCAAAGAACGCCCTGATCTGCTTGAACACATTTTCGACAACAGACACGGGCTTGTATTGGCCGGACACCCACGCGGCATAAGCGTCGGCGATGCCCTCCTCGTTCATCTTTTCCTGGCTGAGATCGAGGCCGGCATAGGCTTCGTTGATGCCGTACTTCTTGCGCCAACCAGCCGCTTGGTTTTCCAGCACGCGCCAGTCCTTGGCGCTGATCACGCCCAGGTCGCGCAGCGCATGGATGGTCTCGTGGCGCAGGATGGCGGCCATGTCCTCGGGACTGGACATGGCTATATAGATCATGCGTCGGCCGGCATCGGACGTGTAGTAACCACCAGCATCCGAGAACGCCTCGTCGTCGCCGACGATCCGGTCCACAACGGACACGTCCACCTTGTCGCCGGCCAGCTTGCGCAGGATGGCGCGCAAGCTGTCGGTGGCTTGTTTGCGCTGATCGCTGGTCTCGGCGCGCGTCTGGATCGTAGCGCCGACCCTGTCCCCGCCAGACGAAGTGGCCCGCGTCTCACGGTCGCGCTTGCCCATGGCCCACATCGGCATGCCGCGTCCCATGACGGACGCCTTCATGGCGGGCGTGATGTCCATGGAGTGGACGGAAGCCTCCCCGCCAGTGTCGCCTATGTAGTAGCCTTGTGGATCGCCTTCGATGCCGCCGATAACATCGTTCAATTCATCCTGGGTGGAGATGCGGGTTTCTCCGCCAAGCTCTGGAATAACCGCATATACCTCGCCGCCATGACGAATGATGGTGTCTACTGCCGCCACGTTCCACGGCTTCAGGTCATTGTTGGACGCGTCGTGGTTCAGCGACAGCTTCGTCTTCCCAACCGCAGCGCCGTACTTCTTACCCAGCTTGGATGCCATGGCCGGCAGCATCTTGTCGTAGAAGCCGCGCATGCCCTCGCCGCCCATCTTGAGGCCGTCGCCGGAGATGATCTGGTCGCCACCGGACATGATCTTATCGGCCATGTCCTTGCCGACGACTTCATCCAAGCGTTTGCCGTTTAGCTCTGCGGGCTCGGAGCTGGTGACGAGGCCGTTTTTGTCTACTTCTAGGTCGATCGTGTAGCCGCCATTTGTATAAATATCGACCGTGCGGAAAGCCTCGTCACCCTGGCCAAACGTCTCGACCTCGATCGAGTCCACCTGCTTGCTCAGGTTATACCGGTCAGCCTGCTGCTCGCCTGTAGTCCACGCCACGCGGTCGAAGCCGTTCTCGGCAGCCCAGCGCAGGGCACGCTTGAACGCCAGCTCAGGCCACTGGGTTTTGAACGGGGCGTCGGGCGGCCTACGGTCGCCGTACATTGCGCGCGAAAGAGCAAGCTCGTATTCAAGCCCCCGGCCAAGCACCGATGCAATCGAGGCAATATCGTTCCTCTCGGACAGCTTTTGGCCAAGCCGCGCAGCGGTCGCGTGTTCCTCTGGCGTGTCTTTTTCTGTTAGGTATTGAGAATAATACGTTTTAGCTTTTTGCCGCATGTCGGCTTCTAGGTCAGCCAGAGCCTTCTTATCGGCAGCTGGATTGCCGTACCCCTGGCGCTTGCCCTGCTGGTGCCAGTCCGACTGGATTTCCTCGATGAACAGCACGCGGCGGCCATCGGCATCCGTGCGCTCGTTGAAGCGGACGTGCGCGACGATGTTGGGCTCGTCGAAGTGACCGGAGCGAAAATTCGCAGAGTCAGAGGTGCCGCCAGCGGTATCCCCCCAGCCTTTTGGCCCGCGCGTGCTGGCTTTCTCCGGCAGCGTCAGCAGCAGCTCGCGGTAGTTCTCGCCACCGGGCAGCGTGTAGTCGCCGTATTTGGTGGGCGCATCCTCGGCCCCACGCACAACCTCCTCAACCTGCACCTCGTTGTCGCGCAGATACTGGACGACCTGATCCTTGGTGATCGGCCCAGTCTTCTTGCTCAGCCAGTCGCCGATCATGGACCAGTCGATCTCAGCCTGTTTCACGCCCTTCGTGGTCAGGTTGTTGATCACGCCCTGCCACTGGGTAGCAGGCGCGGACTTAATGGACAGGTTCTGGACGGCATCGGTCAGCGCGGAATAGAAACCGGGGGCTTTGCGGGAGAACAAGCCGTCCTGCTTGCGCCCTTCCACATCGAACAGCCCCTCGTCCGCCGGCTTCTGTTCGGCATCGCTGCGCAGCGGCTTCTGGCCCTGACGCTCGGCCATTTCCCGGTCGCTGATTTTTTCTGCGCCGGGAACAACGTACTGGTCGCCGATTGGTGTGCGATCAACGCTGGGCTCGAACCCGGGGATGCCGCCCATCAGATCGTCGCTGCCCCGGTATGGTTCCGACGGAGAAACATCGGCTTCCATCTCTGAGACCTTGGCATCGATCAGACGTTCTAGCTCCGCGTCGGAAATGCCTGGGTTGTAGTCAACCCCGAGCCTCGCCGCAGCGCGCTCCATTTGTTCGCGGCGGTCATATTCTTCAGCGGTTCGCGCTTCACGGCGGGCGTCCGCTTCACCCTGGTCTTCGGCGGCATAGATGCGGGTGTCTTTGCGCTTTGTCCCGCGCGGCGCTGTCCAGTACGGCATCTCGCGCTGGATAGCGTCCAACAGGTCGCGTGGTGTTGTCGTTGCGTCAGGATTGGACGAGCGGATGTAGCCGGCCTCTTCAACGGCTTCGCGCATCGCGTCGTAAGACAGGCCCTGCGCACGCACCAGCGGCCCAGCGCCCGGGACCAAGCGCTTGCTGGTGATGCCCATGGCCTTGAGTTCGCCGTCGGAGTCTTTGATGCCGCCACGACTGGCTATAAACTCCCAAAGCGAAGCGGGGCCACGGCCCTTCTTCGGCTTCGTGGCAGCCGGCCCCCGGGGTGAGTCAGGGGCCGGCTGCGGTGCGTCCGGAGAGACGGGGGCAGCTCCGGGCGCGGCGGCGGTGGGCTCGGGAGACGGCCCTTCCGCCTGACCCGGGGAAGGGCGCCCCGGGGTCTGGGTCTGATTTGGCGCGGCCGGAGGAGCCAGGGCAGGCCGCGCGGACGGTGCGGACGATGCGGACGGTCCGGGCCCCCCGCTTTCTGGGCCGGGCCCCTGCTCGGGCTCCGTCATTCCACGCTGGTAAACTGTGAATTTGCCGTTAACGCCCGGGTGATTGGCCGGCTCGAACACCTGTCTGCCGCGCTTATTCCCGTGGTCCAGAATCCAGCGCCCGGCTGCTTTCTGGGTCGGGAACACGATTGGGCCGCCGCCGGTCGAAGTCACGAAGCCGTTCTCGTCCACCGGGTAGTTGCCCTCGGCGTCGAACGGCTTGGGGTGTGGGGTATATTTGCCCTGCTTGAACGAGTAGTCGGCGTTGCCCCAGCGGGACTGGCCGGTCTGCTCGCGGTAGGCCCCCTCGTAGTCCCGGTACTGCTGGCCCTCGCTGTAGCGGCGGCGCAGGTCTTCCTCGTTCTGGGCGCGCTTCCTGGCTTCGTCAGCCTGCCTCCAGCGGGTATAGGCTTCCTGCCGGCGCTGCATTTCTTCTTGCTGGGCGGCCTTGGCTCGGGCGGCCATCTCGTTGGCGCGGCGCTCAAAGAACTCCGCCTCCGGGTCCCTCGGGGCACCCCAGCTGCGGCGATTACCGAAATCCAGCCCGGAACTGTCCGGGCCAGCCGGGAACGGACGCTCGGAGCCGCCGATGCCTACACCCGTCGGAGCCGGGCCACGCGGGTTGATCCTCTGGCCGCCCGTGGCGTCAATTTCCGCGCTGGTGGGCTGTACGCGCGCCTCTGGGTTCTCGGCGGCTCCGGCATAGGGGGCGCCGCGAGCCTCACGCATGGGCGCTGGCGCGGCGCTGGTGGGGCCTTGGCCGGACGTGTCCTGGACTTGGTAGGTCGGGCCCGGCTGCTGGACCTGCGCCTGCTCCATTGCGGCCACGAGCAGCCTGTGCTGGGCCTGCTGCGGCATTACCCGGAACTGAGACTCCGGAATACCCAAGGTGCGCTGGACAAAGGCGGCGGGGTTGGCCCCGATCTGCTGCGTCAGGCGCTCAATCCCAGAAAGACCGCCGACATCCCCGGGCCTAGCCACCCCCACGGAAGTAGCCGTAAAGACGCCCCCCGGCGGCGGGACGCGGGCCGCCGTGCTGGCAGCTGCCGGGTTAATTTCTCCAGCAGCAATGCCCGCTGCTTCGTTGGCGCGGCGCTCGGTTTCGGCATCTACCCCGGCAATCGTCCGGTAAGCAGCCCGGCGCTCCTGCTTCGACGGCTCGTTGTTGATATCTTCGCTGGTTGGAAGTTCGGGCTCGACGCTCGGTCGGAACGGCTCTGTGTCCGCAGCCCTTCTGGCCGCAATCCGTTCGGCCCAGACCTGGGCGCGGGCCAGGTCTTCGTTGATGGCCTGGTCGCTAAGCCCCATCTCGCGCAGATACTGGCGATGGGTATCAGACAGAACAGGTCCCGTGTCCGGGGCCCCTGGCTGGTCTGATGGGGGCGCGCCAGGCCGCTGGATTGCGCCGGTCAGTCCACCCAGGGTCGCGCCGCCAAGGCCACCCTTGAGGCCGGCGTCGGCAATGCGAACCAGGTTTTCCTTGGTAAACAGCTCGCGGTTCTCGTCCACATACCGGGCCGCCGCGATATCAAGCGCTTCTTGCCCAGCCTCGGTCGCGCCCTCGGCGGCGAACTGCTCGGCGGCACCCACGCCCATACGTTTCAGAATGTTTCCGGCGATCTTGTCCGTAATGGCCGGGCCGAACGCGCGCTTCAGGGCCATGACCGACGGGATGGCGTCGAGCCCGGCCTTGAGGCCGCCGAACGCCATGGCCACGCCCGGACGCTGCTGGCCGGTCTCCTGGGCCACGTCCGCAAAGGTCTCGGGGATGTTCTGCACCGCCGACCCGGCGACCGCGCCAGCCGTCATGCCGGCGGCCGTGCCGGCCGCGCTCTTGGCGATGGTCCGCCCTGCCAGCGCGCCCAGTCCCGCGCCGCCAAGGCCAGGCACCATGCTCGGCAGGTTCTCGCCGACGGCCTCGGCCAGGTACGTGACTGCGTCGCCCAGCGAACCGATCTTGGAAAAGCTCTCGATGACCGCCGGGTTGGTCTTAGCAATCTCGGCCAGCCGCGCCTGGTACTCGCCAAGCTTGCGCTGTGCCTCGGCTTCGTTCCCCGCCACGCTGTAGGCGAGCGCGGGCAGCGCCTCGGTAAGCAGGCCGACGTTCTGGGACCAGCCGCGCGAGATGGCGCTGCCGAAGATATCGCCCATGCCGCGTTCGGACGTCGTGGCCTGCGCGGGGACCAAATCCCCAAACAGGCCGCCGCTGTCCGCAACAGGAGCCGCAGCGCCTTTCGTTGGCGCGCCCCCGGCCGCTGGCGTGAGGTCGTCGAAGAGCATTTATTCCTCGACCGCGATGCCCATCTGCATCAGGCGCTGGTTGACCGCCGAAGGATCAGCCCCCTTGGCGATCGCCGCCTTGGCTTGCGACATGGCGTAGGCTTTCAGGTCTGGCGTCAGCGGGATACCGCGCGCCACATAGCTCTCGATCTTCTTCATCGGGAGTATCTGCTGGTACTTCGCCGGATCAGGCTTGCCCATGGCCGTGTCCATGGCCGCTGCCTTGGCCTCGCGGTCGGCCGCAATGTCCGCATCGCGCTGCATTGCCTGCGGGTTGCGGCCCTTGATGTCGCGTGTGTACTCGGCCTGGGCGCTGTAGTAATCGGCGCGCGCAGCTCGCTCTGGGCGCTCGGCGTCCAGCTTGCGCTCCTCGTGGCGCAGCTTCGCCGCCGCGTCCTCGCGCGCCTGTTTGCGGTCCGCGTCCTTGGAACGGAGTTCGTCGCGCGCAATACCGATGCGCTGCTCGCCCTGGCCCAACTCCTGCTGCCGGAACCCGGCTTGGCGGTCCTGCTGCTCGATGCCGGTCACGGTAGTTGCGGCGGCCAGGCGGTCTCGGGCCGCCCTGTCCGACATGCGGTCGTACATCTCGATGCCTTTGAGACCGCCCTGTCCGATATTGACCATGGCATGCGGGCTTGTGCCGGCGGCGGTGCCGAACCCAGCGGCGGCCAGCGCCAGCCAGGGGGCCTTGTCGCCCCGGTTGGCCATGGCCTCCTCGATCACGCCCCGGGCCGCGCTGGGCTGCTGAGGCATAGGGGGCATAGGGGCCGTCGGGTAGGTCTCGCCGTAAATCTCGGTGCCAGGCCCCGCCGACCCGCCCACGGGGGCCATGGCCGTCTGGATCACGTCCGGTGTCGTGCTCGGCATCGCGCCGCCCGGGTTGAGCCGCGCGGCCGGGCGCGGTGCGCCGGTCGGCGACTCTGGGTCGCCCCGGTTTGCCGGCTGGGGCGCGAACCCCTGCGGCGGCATGGCCTGGGGAATGGGTGCGCCGACCGGCATGTCGCCGGGCATTATCTGGGTGGCGGCGCGCATGCGCGAGATGGCCTGTTCCGCCCGAGGGTCGGGCGGCATCATCCCCCAGTACCGGTCGGTCATCCACGCCGGGACAAGGTCGCCCAACTGCTGGCCGACGCTACGGGGGTCCTTGCCGGGAAAGCTCGGTGCCTGGAAATAGTCCTGCCAGCCCATCGCGACCTCCTAGCCAAGCGCCGTTGTGGCCATGGCTGCTGCGGGGAAGCCGCGTCGCGGGCGAACCCGGTCGCGTCGGTCTTGGCGCATGTCGGCTGCCGAGCCCTCGTAGCGGGACATAGGCAGGCCGGCACTGCGGGCAGCGCGACGATCCATCGCCTGTTCGGTGCGCGAGCCCTCGACCAGACCCCTCTTAACACGGCCGCCCTTCGCACGGAACAGGCCAGTCGCACCAGCTACGCCCAGCAAGCCGGTGCCCAGGCCGGCGATCTGGGAAATCGTGGACGGGTCGGGGCTCGTGGTCGTCGCCTGCGTCGTCTGGTTCGAGCCCGGGTTGTAGCCGCGCACGATGTTCGAGAAGTAGCTGGTCATGTCCATCGGGTACGCGCGCTGCTCCAGGAAGTCCTGGTACGCGGTGTTGAGCGACTGCTGGCCGAGCTGCTGCTGCTGCTGGCCGATCGCGCCCAGCGCCGCCGCGTCGGTATAGCCCAGGCCCTGGATGCCCTGGCCCAGCTGGAAGTTCTGCCCCGCCAGCCCGGTGAGCTGATTGAAGCCCTGGCCCTGCGCGCCCATGTACCCCTGGCCCAGGCCGAGCATCGTGTTGATGCCCTGTCCGGTCTGGCTCAGCGCCGTGTTGGCGAGGCCGGTGCGCGCCTGCGAAGCCCCAAGGAGCCTCGAAGCGTCCGCACCGGCCAGCCCTCCGGCAGTCTGCGCAAGGCCAGCAGCGCGGCTGGCGTCCTGGTTGAACAGGTTGCCCGCCGTGGCGTAGCCGCTTTCCAGCGACCGCGCCTGCTGGTCCAGAATGCTTTCCTGCGCGTCCCGAACCGCGCGGTTGGCGAAGTCGCGGTGGCGCTCCGAACCGAACTGGCCGTGGCCCATGAACGTGTCGCCGACTGCGGGCAGGAGGTTTTCGGACAGGTTGCGCGCACCACGCGACGCGATCGTGTCGAGTACGCGATCGGTATATGGCGACATGTAGTCGCCAACGGACTGCGGGAACGTCTGCCCCGCCGCATTCATGTACGGCTGCGCGGTGCCCAGGCCCGAGATGCCCGTGGCCTGGTTGATGTCGCCAGTGCCGGCACCCAGGTAGCCGCCGACGGTATCCTGGCCGGCGATGCCGAACGCGTTCTGGTAGTACGGATCGACCGAGCTAAACGCGCTGGGCAAGCCTGCCGCTGCGCCAAGCTGACTGGACGCGGTCTGCGCATACGGGTTCCACGCGCCCTGCGACGAGCGCACCGTGTCGAACGACGAAAGCTGGTCCGTCGTGAACGGCTGGATACGCGCGCCCGTGTAGGGTTGGTATTGTTGGTTGGCGACGCCGCGAGCGCGGGCCATCGCCTCTTCCAAGTAGCCACGGTACCACGGGGGGACCTCGTTTGTGATAGTCGAGGCTGTAGTTGTATCCGCCATGTTACGGCTCCTTCACTGGCGCATCACAGGCCAGCGCTGCTTTACGGCTTCTGTATTCAGACGCGCGCAGATTGATGCACAGACGACACCTGCGGTTTTTGCCGTTAGTCGCGAGATGCGTCACGCGGTCCAAATTTTCCCCCGCGAGTTCGTGCCCGCGAACGCAGTGGGTCTTCACCTTGTTCTGACGTGCGGCGGCATCGGCCGTCAGCACGTTGTATTCCTGCGTTACCGCTTCGAGGTGATCGGGGTTTACACACACTCGATTCTCGCACTTGTGGTGGATCACCAGTCCATCAGGCACATCGCCTTTGTGTGCGATGTAGGACAGTCGATGTGCGCCATACCAGCGCCCTTCGACCATTTCGATTTTCCCGTAGCCGTTCGGCGCGACAGACCCGTCCCACAGCCAACACCCGCTGTTTGGCTCCGGCATTACTGAGCGCCACATCCACGCCGCGACATCTTCGCGGCTCGGCGGCATCACCTTAAATCGATGCGGGTATCCCATCTATCGCCCCATATAATCCAACGGGTTCTTCGCCTGCGGCGGAAGCCCTTTGCCGTTGCTGCGGTTGTGTTCGCGAATGTTCTGGATCATCTGGTCCAACTTGTCGGCACCGGCCGCGTTGCTCCCCGAGCCAAGTGCGGCCACGCTGCTTGCGTCCACCACGTACTCGCCGTCCGAAAGCATCGCGGGAATCTTGTCCGCCTGTCCGTCGCCCGGCCCACGGATGTAGCCCCCGCCAGCCTGCTTCCACAACAAGTTCGCAATCCGCCCGTCCCCCGCGTCGTCGCGGTCGATCAGCCACGGCGGCATCACCTGCTGCTGCCACTGGCCCATCATGCCCTGTCCCGTCGGCGGCATCGGTTGCTGTAGCTGCTGCGGCTCCTGCAGCTGCGGCGCGGGCAAGCCGGGCTGCTGCGCGGGACGCGGCGGCATGGCCATCTGCGCGATCTGCAGGACGCTCACAGGACTGGTCATGTCGTTGCCGCTGAGCAATTCGCGGCCCAAGGTCTCGCGCATTTTTTCCTTGGACGGCGCTTCCACACTGCCGCCCTCGGCGTAGTAGACGACGCCCGGGTTCACCTGGTCGTAGAACTGGTGCCCGGCCCCGCCGCCCACTTGGCCGTAGGTCGAGTAGTTGCCCTCGTAGGGGCGGTAGTTGCGCTGCGCGAGGCCGCCTTGGCGCGGCACCCACGGTGCGGGCGCTTGTGTCGCCGGCGTACTGGGCGTGTCGTTGTCGCCCATCATGTAGCCGGCACCCAAGCCGCCGGCCGCGCCCAGGCCGACCATGGCCAGCGGGTTGCCCATGATACCGGACAGGAACCCGCCGCCCGATCCTTGGCCCACGCCAGCATCGGTGCCGCCTCCGCCCAGCGTGGCGGCTTCGTCGCCGCCGCCGAACAGGCCCTCAGCGCCACCGGCCATCTTGGGCGCGGCATAGGCCCCGATGCCTGCCACGCCGCCGGACAGCAGCGCCTCCTGGAGATTGCCGCCCACCAGCGTGGTGCCCAGCGCCGCGCCGGCTGCCGCGCCAAGGGGGCCGCCGAACATGCCGCCCAGGACGCCGCCCGCGATCGGCGCGACCGCCTTGGCCGCGTCGCCCAGGAAGTCGCCGATGTCGTCGAAGAAGCCGTACTCGCGCAGACCCGTCTCCGGGTTGATGCTGGGGCCGCCCATGGCTGCGTCCAGGCGCGCGGCTTCGTCGGGCGTGATGTGCGCCAGTACCGTGTCGTTGCCGCGCCCGGCCTGCGCCACCTGGTCCGCCATGCTCGGCAGGCCACGGGATTTCACGCGACCGCCGGCCTTCCATGCGCCCATGCCGCCCTCGTCTCCACTGCCGCCACTGGTTCCGCTGGCACCCGAGTCGTCGCCCATGCCGCCGTCTGTTCCGCTGCCGCCGTCCGAATTGTTGCCGCTGCTGTCCGTGCCGCCGAATGTATCGTTGCCGGTCGGGCCGCTGCCGCTATTGTCGCCGGTGTTGCCGCCCATTTCGCCGGTCGGGCCCTGCTTGTCGCCGACCGTTCCAGACGAGCCCGTATACTCCGCGCCCGGCATGCCGCGACCGGCGTTAACGCCGCCGCTGCTGCCCGCGCCCACGGCTTTCCCGCCCTTGCCTTCGGACGCTCGCTCTGCCGCCGCCTGCGCTGCTGCCAGGGCGGTCTCGAACCCGGCAACGGGCGACGCAACGCCCACGGCCGGGGCCTGGTCGTGATAGCCAGCCGCCAGCGCCTCGATCTGCTGGTCGGTCAGCCCGGCCAGCGGGTCCATGGCCGGCGCGGAGATGCCAACCGGCGCACCGGGCGTAGCGGGGCCCGCCACGGCGTTGGTTGGCTCCTGCGGCTGGGCCGGCGTCGCGCCGAACGAAAGGTCCTGCGACAGGCCGTATAGCTCGCTGAGCGACGCAAGCGCACCGCCTGCCGGGGTGCCCGGGGCCGCAAGGCCGCCGATGCCGACAGGGCCAGACGAGCCCTTCCCGGCCATCGCGGACATACCGGACATCGCCGACCTGTTCTCGAACCCACGCGTCGGCTGCTCGCCAAACGGCGCGGCGACCGCCGGGGCATTGCCCATCAGGCCGCTCAGCGCTGCGGCACCGGCCTGCCCGACCGGGCTGCCGGCAAATCCGGCCACACCGGAAAGCCCGTCCTTGGAAATCTGGCCGCCGAGCATCCCCTGGACCTGCTCGGACAGGGCGTACATCTGCTCGCCGGTCATGTTCTGGCCAATGGTCTGGCCGACAGCCGTCGGGTCCACCGATATCGACACGCCGGGCGGCTCGGCGTTCAGCTTCCCCAGGTCCTCGGCCGTCAGATAGTCCGCCGTGTAGTCGAGCGGCGCGGCAAACTGGACAGGGCCACGCTCCGAGTACGGTGCGGCTGGCGTGTAGTCCTCGTCCGCCGGCGCGTAGCCGGTGTTGGACGCGGGCGTCAGGTCGTTGTAGACGCCGTAGCCCGGCCCGAACTCGTCTACCCGGTCTCGATTCCCGGCCCATGCGCGGCCTGATATTTCCTGCGTGCCGGTGCCGGCGCGGGAGTATCCCGTGGGGGCGGCTGGCTCATCAAACTCATGCGCCCGCGTCATCGCGCGCTCGCCAAGCGCAAGCTCTTCCGCCGCACGATCAGCCATCATTCCGACTTCGTCGGCGAACTCGACCGGCCCAAATCCAGCCGCCTGCCCGATCAGCGCCGTTGGGCCGTCGATCACGCGTTCTCCGGGCGTGTTGTAGCCGGCAAACGATTCGAGGTTGGAGTAGTCGGCCGCCGTGCCCAGGAAGTCGGTCGGCGTTACCCCGTATCCGTAGCCGCGCCAGTCGTCCTGGTAGCGGTCAGCGCCGCCGCCGTCGGGGCCCTCGTAGGTATCGCCCATGACCGGCGGACTTGGCGGCGCGACTACCGCGCTGGGTGGCGGCTGCGGAATACCGGACCGCAGCCACGCATCGTCGAAGAACATCCACGCGCCCGGCTGCTGCGACCCCACCATGCCATAGGTCGGCAAGTCGCCCAGGAACGGGTTGTACTGGCGCTGAAAGTCCAGGATTTCGTCCCCGACCTGGCCGCCATAGGCGAACTTCGGGATGCCGCGCGTGTACTTGCGCTTGCGCATCACGCAACCTCCGCCCGCAGGTCATCAACCCATTCGCGCCAGTCGCTCTGAAGCTCGACACCGGGCACCATGAAGTCCGAGAACGGCACGCACAGAGGTATCTGCCGCGCCCAGGCTTTCCATTCGGTAACTCCGTTCGGGTACGGCACGTCTGCTTCCGGCACGGCGAGAAGCAGTGCGTCCACCCACGCGTCGAAGGTCGCGTGCTCCTGATGCGCCGGCACCGGCAGCTTTCTCATTGACCGTCTCCAGGACGCATGCGCAACAGCGTGCGGCCCATCTCCATGAAGCCGCCGACCGTGTTGCTGTTCATGCGAATGCGCATGTGGCGAAACTGCTCGCGCACATCCACGCGCGTGGTCGTGTCGGTGATGGTATACGGGTCGGACACGGCCGGCGCAGAGCGCGCGTATTCCTCGCCCTCGATGGTCATCGTCACGTCGCCGACCTGAATAAGGTCGGGCTCGACGCTGTCCAAATAGATCAAGTGCGACTGCACGCCGCTGTCCTCTGAGCGCGACAGGCTCATGGGATAGGTCTCGTATTCGGCTTCGATGGCTGTGCTGACGCCGGATGCCACGGCGTCGTAGCCGGTCTCCTGGCGCCAAAGATACGCTGGCGACGTGGCGTTTTCGGTCATGACCGGCTTGGAGAAAACGCGGCTCTGCCAGCCGGCCGTGCGCGCAAGCTCCGTGTCGTACCAGGCGTTCTCGCGGATGTTGTAGATGATCGCGTGCGTGCATTCCGTCGCCGGGGAGTACGGGAAAAACCACCAGATTTCCCCGAACTTCGGCACGAAGATGCCCCAGACTTTCTGGCGCCACGTCATGTTCAGGTTGTCGAAGAACCAGTCGAAATTGTAGGTGTTGCGCAGCTCGCGCAGCGAGCCGTCGTATGTCACGAAGCGGTCTAGAGCGGGCCAGTAGAACCGGCCGTCGGCCTCAACGATGGCCGACGTGCTAAGAACGCTGGTCTTGTCGGAGATCGTCTGGAAATTCCAGACAGCCGTGCCGCCAACCCATGTGGCCCTGACAAACGCGTCGATCGCCCAGAAGTAACCCGTGGGCCCAGACTGGGCGCCGCGCGCCTGGTAGCCGCGCAGGATTTTCGATCCGGCGATGCGGGCTCCATCCGGGGGAATGCCACCGCCGCCAGATGCCGTCGTGAAGTCGGTCAGGCTGTTTGGTGCCGACCACGTCACGTAACCATCCGATCCGTAGAGAAACAGATACGGCTGGAACACCGCGATGCCGCCGTCCACCGCTACGTTCGGCGTGGTCGCACTGATCGGAACCAGCGGCGTCGCAGCATCGACCGGACCATAGTAGACATCCGAAAAAGCGCCCGCGCCGATATCGGCCAGATTGGCGGTGCATTGCGCCACGATGGTCGCGTCTGTCGAGACCGCGTCATACATTACCCCGAACTGCCACTGGTTATTGGACGAGGATGTAAACCCCGACAGTGGCGTTCGATCGTTTGGCGCGCTGACCGCACCGTTCAGATTCAGGAAAACCTGCTCCAGCTTAGACGACGACCCGAGATGCAGGTAGCCGCCGCCTGTGTGTGCCCAGTAGCCCTGTATCTGGCGCACGGGCGCAGTCAGGCCGCTTGATAGCAGCTCGTAGCCGCCCATCTTCTGGAAGCGTCCGTTATGCCAACGCATATGCTTGCCGGAAAGAATCCCGCCAGCCGCCGCGAAGTTCGTGCCATCGCGTTGATAGCCGACCTTGTCGATCGGCATCGGCACCAGCGAGAAGGTTTCCTTAGTGCGGGCCATTAGAGATACTGCCCCTGGCTTTGGACATATCCCGGCTGGTTGCCCGGCAGATAGTTCTGGTTGCCGCCAGTGTTGGTCTCGATGAAGCCATTGCGCAGGCAGAAGTATCGCGGGCCGGCAGCCGCAGCGCCGTAGAACGCAATCTGCGTGGCGTAGATTTCACCGTCGTTGCTGATCGCAAATGCCGTGCGGAATGTCGGCGAACCCTGTAACTCGAACGGCATCTGGTAGCCAGGGTCGCCGTTGTTGTTCCAGTAAACCACAGATTTCTGGGCGACATGCATGAACGCATCGCCCGATCCAGACAGCGTGATCTTGCCAGACACGTAGAGCCACGATCCCATGCCAAGCGTGATGTGATTGGCAAAGCCACCGGGCTGCGGACCGGCATGTCCGAACACGATGTTCTCCAGGTTCAGGAAGGAGCCATGGAACACATCGATGCAGTCCTGGCGCGTGCGGGACGTGTCCATGCCGACACCCGAGACCGTGAGCGACGCGCACTCGGAGATCGACACCGCCGCGCCCTCCCCGCTCATCGGGTAGATAAACGCCCCGTGCGGATGCGTCGGGTCCAAACTGCCCAGTATCTTGACCGGACCGTGCGCGCCAATCGTGAACGGAGGTTCACCCGGCATGTTGAGTAATGGCACAGCCTGACCGGACTGGCCCACAAAGCGCCCAGACAGCTGGACGCCGCGATAAAAGATGTACGGGTTCGCGCTGTCTTTGATGCCGGCCAACAGCTTAAACGTGACGCTGAAGCCGCGCAGATCGTAGTTGGCGAACACGTCATCGATCGCCGGCTGGATGTGATACGGATTGCCGGGCGTGCCGTCACCTGGGTCGCCCGGACGCGGGACGTTGACAACGAGATCGGCCGTAAGTTCGATGCGCGCCATTATGCCCGCCATCCGTAGAGCTTCACCGTGGACGACATGGTGCCGGTGCTGGCCAGCAATCGCAGTGCATTGACTTGGCCCGAGGTGGCGAAGTTAGAGCCGCCGCCTTCAGCCTCCACGAACTGACCCGTGCTGGCTCTTGATCCCATTGTCAGGCTAATGCGCTTATAAACGCCGGACACCGCCGGATTCGGGATTGTGATCATCCCCTGAACCCCAGCACTGCTGTCCCCACTTAGGTTGTTGGCAATCAGAATATACGGCGCTGCATTAGACGTGGCCACGGACGGGGAGCCGGCCAAGTCATCAGAAATAACGGACTGAGCGTAACGATAATTTGCGGTTGTAAACGTAGACCCATTATCCTGACTATAACGCAGCCACAAATCAGACCCAGATACCGACGGCTGATAGTTGGTAATTACCAACTGATATTGCGCATAAGAACCAGTCAGCCCCGTGATGTCCAGCGTCGCGCCCGTGGACGTGTAGGTGCCAATCAGCACAACACCAACCTGTCCGCTAAGCGTCGCGATGGCCGAGCTGAGCGAGGTGTTGGCAATGGCGTAGGTGACGCGCCCGTAAGCATCCACCGTGATGTCGGCGGCCGAATACGTGCCAGAGGTGACCGTCGTGGCGGCGAGGTCCAGCGTCGGGTTACCCGAGAAACCATTGCCGTTGGTGACGGTAATGCGCGACGTGGACGCCGTGGAAATCTCACGAGTTGTCCAGGACGTTGCGGACAGGCGCGTCGCGATACCAGACGCGGTAAGCGCCACGATGGCGTCCAGGTCCGTGTCGAACACCAGCGTCGGGTTGCCGCCGGAGCCAGCCGCGTTCACCCCGGACGCTACACTGCCGGAAACCGTCAAGCTGCGCGAGATGATCACCGTGCCGGACTGGGCCAGCAGCCCCGTGCTGGTGTTAGTCGCGAGCGATTCCAGGTTGGCGGCCGTGGCCAGCGTCGGGTTGCCGGACACGCCGGTCGCATCTGCAACCGTCAACGCCGACCCGGACACCTGGATACTGCGCGTGGTCCAGGTGTCCACCGCGATACGCGTCGCCAGGCCCTGGCCGTTCAGTCCGGCTACCGCGACCAGGTCGCCGTCCAGGCCGATCGTCACGCTGGAGCCGGCACCGTTGTCGGTCAGACTAAGCGCCGAACCAACCGCCAGGATGCGCTCGGCGATCAGCGAAGCCTCGCCCGAGATCACCACGTAGGTGGCGCTGGCCGGAGCGCCGGAGCCGGACGGCGTGGCCCAGGTCCCGGCCGCAGACAGGAACTTGCTGGCCGCAGCGTCGCCGGCCGCCGGGGCGGGCACAGCGCCCTTGACGCCGCCGGCACCGGCATCGCCCACCATGACCGGCAGGTCTGCGTTGCTCAGTGTCCGGAATGTCGGCGCAGCAGCCGCGCCAGTGGCGGGCCCCGCGAGCACGGTATTGGACACCTGGCTGGACAGGGTAATTCCAATAAGGCCGTTCGAGACCAGCGGATTATTCGTGTAGACGAAAATGGACGGCCCGGAGAGTCCGACGCTTGTCAGGCCGCCACCCGAGCCGCCAGCCCCGGCAAACGTCATGGCGCCCCAGGAGCCGGCACTGGTCTCGGCGTCCTTGCAGTAGACCTCGTAGGTCAAGCCGGCCTGGGCCGTCACGATCAGCGCGGCACCAGACCAGTCCTTGATGTCGAAGTCTTCGCTGCCGATGTTCTTGATGTACCACTGCATGCCGTTGTTGAGCGGCAGGGCATTGGGCATCGCCAGGTACTTGCCCGAGGTCGTGATCTCGACTTCGAGCACACGGCTTATCGTGGACGTAAGCTGGATGTTGCTGACGCTTGTCAGCGTATCGAACCCGTAGTTGATCCCGGGAACAGGCAGCCCGGTGACTACGTCGATGTAGGATTGATCGCCCATCAGGCCCCCCGCCCCATCGTCGCGTCATCGGTCTGGAACGCCTGCTCGACGGCGGTCAGGCTCGCAGCCGCGCGGTCATAATAGGTCTGCCACATCTGGGTGCGCTCGTCGTCGCGCAGGAACAACGGTGTCTCCAGCAGCGTCGCGAACAGCAGCAGATCGTAGGCGTTCTCGGTCAGCCAGTTTGTCTGGTTGCCGGTGTCCAGCGGCTGCAGGCGCTCGTAGTAGCTAAGCTCATACTGATAATCGTCGTCCGGCGTTGGCGCCACGGCAAAGCGCACGCCGTCGATATTGGCGTAGTACTTCGGAAGCCCCTCATCCGTGGAGTCAGGCCAGTAGTCGTTCAGCCAGGAGTACTCTCGACGGAATACCGGCGTGCGCACATTGTCGCTGTCGATCACGAAGAAGCTGATCACGCCGATCAGGTTGTTCGGGATTTCGATCAGGCGGTCGGACTGCGTGAACGTAGACGTGGCGTATCGCTGGTAGCCGCGCGGGCGGACTTCGCGAGAAACGCGCAGCTCCGCCTGGGCAATCCAGTAATCGATGTCCTCGCTAAGCTCGGTCAGGCTGCGCTTCAGGTAGCGCGCAACCTCCGCCTTGAGCGTGGTGTATGTCTGGTTAACCGCCATTGGTCACGCTGCGCCGTCGTCTTTCTTCGTGCCCTTGATCCATGTCGTGATGGGCCTTGTCGCGTTAATCTCCTCGATCCGCCTGTCCAGCATGAGCCTTGCGTATGCGCTCAGTGGCGGCCTGTTATCGGGGCGCTTGAACTCGACAACCTCTCCCATCACTTGCCTCCTGCTGCCTTGCGCGCTTCGCTGAGCGCGATCGCGATTGCCTGCTTGGGGTTCGTCACCTTCGGTCCCTTGCTGCTGCCGGAGTTCAAGTCGCCGCGCTTGAACTCGCGCATGACCGTAGAGACCTTGTCCCGGTTAATGCGTGCGTTTTTCATCCTTCCGCTCTCCCAGGTAAACGTCCCAGCCGCGCTCGCTCAGCCGCTCCGCCATGCGGATTGCCTCGGCGCGATCCTCAAATACCTGGATTACAGGCGGAGAATCTACCGACGGATACGGCGGTACGGCGAGCACGCTGGTGGTCATGACGACGTACTCGGATAGGTCCACTGCCCGGCGATGATGTCGTCCGCCATCTGCGGGCGTGGATTGCGCAAGGGCTTCGGGTCTGCCTTCAGGACAGGCGTCATGGCGCTGGGGTTGGGCTTGTCGGCGTACTGCTTGGCCACCCACAGACCGTTCCACTGCAGGGCAGTCCCCTGGTACTGCATCTGCTTGACCAGCTGGTTGTTGCCGACGACAAAGTCCGTCTGGTCGCAGCGGGCGGCTGCAACCGGATTGTCTGGATCGGGTTTCCAACGATGGATGGCCATGCTCACATCCCCGACATATCTGGCAGGATGGACAGCGGAGCACGGTCCCTGTCCTCGGCTGCGGCAATGTTGAAAGCAATCTCTGCTTCTGCCGCCAGCTCCTGCGCCACTTCGGGGCGGAACTTGCGTGCCAGCTTCGCGGCCAGACCAGACACCATCGGCTCGTAGAACCGGACGGGAATGGTCAGCGTTTCCACTGACGCGTCCACGCTCGCCATGTGCTTGATGCGGGCGTAGACCAGCAACATATACTGGCTAACCGGCGGCGGGTAAAGGGTAAGCGTCGGTTCCCGCAGGCGGTTAACCATGTAGGCGGACGGCCGCCCCGGGTTGAACTTCTGGCCGACGTTGAACTGGTTGGACCGGCTGATGCGCCCAAGCGCCGTGTCCACCGGCTGGGTCACGAAGTAGGCTTCGGCCAGGTTCATCGTGGCGCCGCCCTTTTCCTTGACCCGGAACCACTGAGCGGACACGGGGGCGGTGATCACGAACCACTGGCCGGTCTGTGCCGGGTACTCGAACGGCCCGATATCGGCCACCGTGGTCCAGGTCACGCCGTCGTCGCTGTAGTCGAACTGCAGATCGTATTCCTGCTCGTTGTAGGAATAGATGCCGACCATGGAAATCTGCTGGTCGTTGTTATCCCCGTAGTCCACGGCGATATAACCATCCGCCACGGACTGGGTGCAGGTGGTGGCCAGGTTGCCGTCGAAGGCGTTGGCTACCGTACCGCCGGTCACGGAGTAGTAAGTGCCGGTCGGGCGCGTGAACGTGCGCAGCGTGCATTGGATCACGTCCACGGTATCCACGGGCAGGGAGTAGTTGAACTGGTTCGTGACCAGGTCCAGGAAGTCCTGCTCGACCGTCCACAGGTTCAGGTTCCTGTTAGACCACATGGAGTAGAGCAGGTTGATGCTGCGCCGTGCCGTAGCCATGTGCATGGCGTTTAGCTTTTCCTCGGCGAACTGGATGCGCTGGTACGCATCCACGATCAGCTCCGCGATCTTGATATTGAAGAACGCGTCGCCGGTCGCAGTCGCTCCGGTCGTCGGGCTGGAGTTTGCCGACCCGACGCCGAAATAGTTGCCGAAGTAGCTTGGGCCCCAGTAAGAGGCCCCGTTCATCGTCATGGCTACAGCCCCGAGTAGGTGATCGCCGTGCGGTTGCCAGACAGTGTGGTGGTCGCTGTGATCCGGTCCACCGTATCGGACAGATCGCGGAAAATCGGCGCCAGGTTCTGCTGGCCGCTGACCTTACCCGCCAGCGCGGCGTTCTGAAGCTTCATGCTCGCGATCGCCGTAAAGCTGCCTTCGATGATGGTCGCCCAGACCTGTGTGGCGACCTCGCCAGATGTCGGCGCGACCCCGCTAATCGCCGTGACCTGACCGGACGACAGCAGGATTTGGTTTGCCCCGGTGCCGTTGGACAGCTTGACCGCGCCAGACGCGTCCACCAGCGGCAGCCCCCCGGAAGCCCCGGCCGCCACGTTGGGGACACGGTCCACGCGCTCCCCGAACGAGCCGGCGGTCGTGTTGCCGGAGACCACCGTCGCCCAGACTTGTGTGGCGATCTGGCCAGATGTAGGCCCAGCAACCCCCGTCGAAACCGAGCTAATGCTGGTTTCGGACAGGTTGACCACAGTGCCCTGGTTTTCGACATTGCCCCAGTCGATGCCGGCGGCACCCGTGGCCGTGACATCCAGGGTGCGGCTAGCGGTAGTCGGCTGAAGGGGGGCCAGCCCGGACTGGTACTCGCCGACGCTGGCGATGATGCGGCCAGCCGACAGGGCAGCCGGCAGCCTGGCCTGGATGTCCTGGGTATCGGCCTCCACGTCCGTGGCGGTCTTGATGGTCGTGCCGGAAAGGTTAACGACCGTCGTGGGCGACCCGATATTCGCCCAGTCGATGCCCGCCTCACCGCCGGCCGTCACGTCCAGTGTGCGGCCTGCAACTGTCGGCTGAAGCGGGGTCAAGCCAGACTGGTACTCGCCGACGCTGACAATAATCCGGCCAGCCGACATGGCCGTGGCGTTCGTACCGGACCAGCTGACCACGTTCACGCCAACCTGGGACAGACTGGCAGAGACAGCTGCGTTGTTGATGTACAGGACATCCGCCGCAGCGCGACCAGAGGTCAGGCTGACCTCGCCTGTGCCGGTGCCGACCTTGAGCGTGACGGGCAGATACCCGGCTGTGGCGGGGGCTCCGATATTGGTGCCAGACACCTGTCGGATATCGGACCAGACATAACCGCCCGACGTGCTGACCGGGTCCAGAAGCTCAATCTCCATCGGCACCTGGTCGGCATTCGCGGCACCCGACATCGAGACCGTAACCCAGTCGGCGCCCGTGACCAGCATCGTGTTGGCCAGGTCCAGGCGATAGAACCCGCGATAAGTGGACGAGTTCACTTCGATAAAGCCGCCGGTCAGATGTGTACTCGTCACCGACGCCAGGCTGGTCAGCGTCAGCTGTACTGGCACGGCCCCTGGGCGATGGTAGTAGCAGGTCAGCGACCCGGAGGTCAGGCCGGCAAGCCCGCTGACGCTGCTGGTGACGGACGTGTTCCGGAAAAACACATCGACGGATTTTCCGGTGGAGTCCTTGGCAAAAGATAGCTTGGCCATTGCTCGTCTCCTAGCCGGTCATACCGCCGGTCATGCCGGCAAGATACGTCAATCCACCGCCGCCGCCACCCGACCCGGCGCCGTCGTCCAGATGCGAGAACAGCAAATTCATCAACGGCCACTTGGTCGCGTCCGTGGTCCGAACGGAACCGCTGTCGATCTCGACCTGAACATTGTCGGCCTGCCCAGGCAGCGCCTGGATGCTATTTGCGTCAGCAGTCATAATGCTTGCAGTAACCACCGTCATATTTGTCGCCGACCCAGGAACGAGCAGCAGGTCATAAGTCGTTCCAGCCGTTACGTCCACTGTTGCGCCAAAATAGCCGCGCACAAAACTGCCGTAATTGGTGCTGGCATTATAATAATTGCCGTAGTCCTTGTCGGCGGACCATGAGGCAAGCAGCGTTCCACCCGTCGTGCGCAGTTCAATAGTAAAATCAGAAGCAGCGACGCCGCCGCCCCACATCTCCCAGCCAGAAACCGTCCCGGAAAATCTTGGTGTAAAAGCAGACCCGCGTTTACGGACGCTGGTCGTGTTATTAAACGTCGTTTTATTTACGCCTGACGAACCAAACGTATTCGGCAAAAGAGCATAAGTGCCGCCACTGAGCTTGAGGGTCAGGTACGGGGTGTAATCCGCTCCGCCATTTGTCCATGTGCCGCCGCTCTGTGTTCTGACCCAAGAGATTTGGGTTCCAAGCAATCCGCCGCGACCGCCAGCGTTCATCACAAACACGCCGGCCCCCCAATTGCCAGACGACCAGCTCAACACAACGGCGTATGGCGTGGCCGCCGTCAGGGATGTTGCGCCAGCCAGGGTGGCCGTCTTCACTCCAGTGGCGGTCACGCTAAGAACAACGCTTGCACTGGCGGAAACCAGCGAGCCCGATGGATTGCCATCCGCGCCGACAGTTTCAATGCGCAAGCTTCCGCTTCCGGGAGTCGTGGCATCGGCCACGTAAAACGCCACATCCGTAACGGATAGATTTCCCTGAGCAGTTGGTGGCGTAATCATAAATCCGGTTTTATTGCCGCTAACGGTCAGGGCCAAATTCGTCGGCGCATTGAACCCGTTGTAAGCAGCAATGCCAAACGGGCTAGCGCCGGGCCAAGCCACAAATCCTTTAACAGATTGCAGAGCCATTACGCCCTCCCCGTGGCGGCCATAAGCTCAGGCGTCGTCAGCCTGTACTCAAACGGGAAAATTGTTCCATCGTCACGCCGAAGAATATGCGTGCAGGTCAGGAACGCACCATCTTCCAGGGCTATAGCCGAATGGACTACGCCATTCGGCACAACGCACGATCTACGGAACGGATCAGAAGCATCCAAAATATTGACAACGTCTCCGCACAAAACGGCAATGCGCCCGACGACGGCCCTGGTCACATGGTCGTATGGATGCGTATGCGGGAAAAGAGGAACCCCGGCTTTGGGAAATTCCACGTCTACAAAAAACAGATTCCCACGCACGTCTTCGCTGCGGCGCGGGTGTGCCCGGAAATCAACCGCGTTTAGGTCCATGTTCCAGTTCAATTGCATCATCACTCATACTCCGTAGTCAGCGCCCACATCGGCGCGTCGGCCGGGGTGTAGAGCGTCAGGTTGGAAACGTAGCCATCCAGCACTCCACGCGCGGTCGATGCCGTCGTAACGCCATTTGCTTCGGCCATGCGAAGCGCGGCGCAGAGCATGAGGCAGTAACTGAACCCTGTGGGGTAATCGAGGCCATACGCCCCAGACGGAATAACTGCCATCCGGATGCCTTCCTCGCCGCCCCCAGAGCCAGAGATATCAAGGATGGAGCCCCCGGCCGTGGCCGAGATGTTGAATGTCTTGTTGGACGTAGACCCCGGGTCTGTCACGTTGACCATATAGTATTGGGTAAACACGGACGCCCCCGTCGGGGCCGCAAGCGTAAAGCAAAACCTGTCGTCCGCTGTATAGGTCTGCGGCTTCCCGGCTATGTTGGCCGTAAACAGGTCCGTCCCCGTGTTGTACGTAACAAACCAGCCGCCCCCGGGGCAGTAGCCGATTTGATCCATGGATGTGATCAAGTCGCCGCCCGGGGCGCGCATGTTGTGCCGGTAGCCTGTGAGATGGAAGATGCCAATATTGCTGTGTACAGACGCCGGGAACTTCATCACATGGCCAAGCTGCGTCGCACAGCCGCCGTCCGTCATGCCGTTCAGCATCGCGTATGTTGCGTAGAGATAGGTCGTCTGCCACGGCGAGGCGTTGACGTACTCCATGAAGTAGTAGAGGCCGTTGTCGTTCCAGAACGCGTCCCGATCTGCGTTGATCGCCGCAAGGGCTGTCATGTTCTGTGTGAACATCCCGGTGATGTAGCTGTAGAGCGCAGCCTTTTCCCAAGGGGCGTCGGGAATGATTGCTGCCGCGCAGCCAAGCTCGCGCAGAGACCACGCATCGTCACGCGCGCCGGAGCCGCTAGTTTCTCCGAAGCAGATGCCGTAATACGGGCCGCCGGTTGTCGTCGTGTTATTGCGCGGCCCGACGCCGGACTCCGCGCCGGTGTAGCGGCACAGCGTCAGATAGTTGCCGACTTCCACCAGCAGGTCGTCGTATTGCGGCTCGCCCGTAGAAAGGGCGGCGTAATAGACAGCCCCGCACCAGTGATCGCCGGACCCGGTTCCGGTGTAGATGCCGGCCACGTCGCCCGTGGGAGCGGTGAACCCCGCCGAATTAGCCTGGCTCCAGCGCAGCGAACTCGACGCCGTACCCATGCCCGTATAGGGCGTGCCGCTAGCTGCCGTAATAACTGGAATGGTTCCGGTGCTGGAACTTTTGAACCCCAGCGGCACATTGCCAAGCGCGAGAGCGTTCACGCGCACACGGCTCATGGCGGCCTCAGTCTGTCCAAGGAAGTGCTGGGCAACCCACTGTGGCTGAATGCCAATCGTGTCGTCTTGCCCCGTGCCGCCCCAAGAGTCGCGCAGGTTTCCTCTGGTATTCGGGAAATACGTGACCGAGGCTGGCGTCGTCGGCGTAACGGTCAGGTCGTATGTCGGCAGCAACTTTGTCGCCTTCCAGTACGTCTTGTCGAACGCGAAGGTAATCGGCGCTTCTGCCGAGAACGACCCGCCGCCCTGGATGAACTGGAACTTCCCCGCGCTGTCGGCGCTGTAGACCGAAGCAAAAAACACAGTTTCCGTATGGGGTGTAAATGTCTGAGTTCCGGTGCCTGTGCTGGAGGCTGTAACGGCATTTGTCCCGGAGATGGCTTCGTTCGCCGTGGGACAGAACCGCACTGTGTCCGCATCGACCGGGTAGATGTAGTAGGTCGTGCTGCTGCTCAGCCCCGTCGGCAACGTCCCAGTTGTAGACAGCCGCCCGGCGATGCTCGATTGCAGCCCGTGCCCGGTCATGGTCATATTTGCGCTGCCGCCGCCGGCTGCCGTGAATGTCTTTGGGGCGGCTGGGACGGGTGTCGCGATGGTCGTGGACCCGTCCTTCACGGTCCACGAAAAATCCCGCTTGATTTTTGCGGGGCTGTCCACGTCGTAGTAGGGCTGATAGACGCGGCCGAGATGACGAAACCCGCCTACGCCGTTCGATGCGTTCTGAAGGGCCGCGACGTAGTGGTCGCAGATCAACTGTCCATGATCAGCACCCGACTGCATGAACCCTTGGCGAACACGATACAGAATCCCGGCCGGGCCACTTCCCAGCAACGCAACGCCGTCGTTGTCCGTGATGCCCTGGTTGACGCTGCTGGTCCACACTCCCGACAGATTGTCGATGCCCGTCAGGTTAATCGTAAAATCCCGCGCCGTGATGTCCGAGGACGACAGCGCCGATGACGCCGGAGCGGAGCCGCCGCTGCGGACGTTGATGGTCTTCGTTCCGCTGCCAGCGATGCTGTTCGGCAGACGGAACATGAAGCCGGCGCGCTTCCATGATCCATCGGACCACGTTCGCTTTGACCAATAGGTATAGGGGCAGTTGGAATCGTCCGATGCGTCCTCGAACACAGGATATGTGCCCGAAGTAATGTCGCCCTGCTTGAACGGGTGGCCGAACATCGGGACCACCGTGCCGGCAGCAATAGTCGATCCGCTGGTGTTCGTCAGGACGATGGTAGCTAGTAAGGTCCCGGCGGCAGTAACACTAACCGAAAACGGTTCGTCGTAAGGCGCGGCGCCGCTCCGGGTCGCCCGGATGGTGACGGTCTCACCCACGCCGGCAGTCAGGGTTCCAGTCCCGCTGCGCTGAAGTTCGACCGTCACGCCCGTAGAGGACGACAACTGGAACTTCGTGTTGTCGGTGATAGACCAGGAAACTGAAATACCAAGATTGTTCGACAGCGTCCCGACGGCCGTGCCGGCTGTCGCGTTGTCAGCAATCGTGGACGCGGAAAGCGTGATGTCGGTAACGGGCGGTGTCGCGGCGCCGCCAGCTACCGGCTTTACTCTCCAGCGCGCGGGCATTTCGGCCTCATCGACCCGGGCCCACCTGGATCAGCGTAAGCGTCGCCGTTCCAGTCCCCGAGTCCATGAATAGCCGCATGCCCATCGGGCAGCGCGTGATCATTGCGGACGAGTTGCCGGTCAAACCCGACATCTCCGCCCTGATCCATGTGGCGGAAGCAGCCACGAACGTGGACGATCCGGTCACATCGTCCGGCGTCTGTTCCAGGCTCCAGTTGCCGGCGCCGGACACAACCAGGTACGCCGAGATGTTCGTCGGCGTCACAAACCGATCCGGCACGAAAATCGCCGTGCTGGCTCCGGTCGTCGTTCCCTTGGTGATCCGTACCGGGTTCATCGCAGTCTCCTAGTCAGCCGCCGCCTGCCACGTAATATCGGACGCGGCTTCCTTCGGCGCCGGCAACGCGGCCTGGGCCGGCTGGGCCGATGGCCGGCGGAACAGGTCGTCCGCCATGCTGCCGTTCCAGGACGTGAAGCCTACGTGCTCCAGGTAAATCTCCGGGTCGATCCACACGTCACCGCCGATATCGCGCCAGCGACGGCAGAATGTGTAGTCCTCGGACCAGAACTTGCCGTCCCGGATTTCCGTGTCGAACAGCGCCGTTTCGTATCGATTGGCCTGAACGTCCAGATACTTCAGCTGGTCGTAGGCCGCCAGCATCTTCTCGATGCAGGCGCGCGACAGAAGCAGGCACGCGCCGCCCACATGGATCGCCTTGATCAGCCCGGTCTCCTTGTCCACATGGACTGGCTCAACCAGATTGGCGCAGTAGCTGGGCGGGCCCTCCTGCTTGCGGCGCCCGATGCCGGCGACCACATCCTTGCCGTGGCTCAGAAGCCGCAGGATCGTGCCGGCCTTCCAGCCCATGTCGCTGTCAGCAAAGAACAAATGCGTGCAGTCCGTCTGCATGAACTGCCAGACAAGGTGATTGCGCGAGCGCATCACCAGGGCCTCGTTTGGCACGGTCAGCAGCGAGAACTGCGCATTATGGCTGCGCAGCATGTGGGTCATCGCCACAACGGAATGCAGGTAATTGATCTCGACCTTGTTGCCGTGGCACGGGGTCGCGATCGCGATGTGCAGGCCGTCGAACTTGGCGATACGGACGATCTTGCCGGTCTTCTCGCCAATGACCTTGAAGATGTCCAGCCGACGCTCGTTGTTGTGCCGGTTAAAGGCTTCCTGGTCTTCCTGCAGCCACGCCGCCGTGCGCTTGTAGCCGTCGTCGGCCGGAGCCTTGCCGTTGTTGGCATGCTCCTCCTCGACCACTACTTCCGGCAGATAGTTCCAGCACTTGAAGTTCGCACCGATATCCTCGTGCATCTCGTGCAGGAACGAGTGCTTGGCGCCTGCCGGAGCGAGGCCGCCCATGGCCCGGACCAAATCGCCGTCCAGAACCTTTGCGCCTCGCGCCCGGTTCGGGGCCAGCCACTTGTCGTTGGCCGTGGAGAACCCGTAGGACGGGCAGCCCTCAACCAGCTTCGTGTCCCAGTCCGGCGTCCGGACGATCATGTCGTCTTCCAGCAGCCCGTACCAGGAGTGGTTCGGGAAGTCCGTGAAGTACTGGTTCAGGATCGCATTGCGGCCCTCGGTCCCTTCATGGAGCTTGACCACGCCCCAGCCGTCCGGGACCGAAAGCCCGGCGTAGTCGTGCTCGTCGTCCGAGCTAAGGAGCACGAGACCCTTGGTTTTGGTCCCGTGCTCGATAATGGACGACAGCAGCTTCTGAAGACGCTGTGGCCGCTTATAGCTGGGAACTAGCCACAGTCCGTTATCAAGCCTGGACAACTCCATACGCACCCGCCCTGGTGTTTGGATCGAGGATGTAAATCCACGCGCAGAGTACGCGCGAGGAGTTCGACGCGGTTGTCTGAACCGCGTAGGTCCCGCGCACGTCACCCGTGTACGCGGTTGCCGGAGAAGTCGTGACCGCCGCGACGAAGCCGGTCGAAGCCGTGGCGCCGACCGAGTTCCAGGTGATCTGGACATCGCCCCAGTTGTTCACGACGTAGGGGAAGCCGAAGATGTCGCCGGTCCCGACCGACACGGTGCCCACCGTGTTGCCTGCCGTAGCGACGCCGCCGGAGACCTTCACATAGCGGAAGGTCTTGGCCGTCTGGACCAGAGCGGTCGAGGCCGGGCTGGAGATCGTAGCCGTAACCGGGACCTTGTAGTCGTCCAGTCCGGTGATCGTCACGTCCACGGCAACAGCCGAGGTCTGGGCACCGGACAGCGTCACGCTGCGCTGCACACCCAGGTCGATATAGGACGTGCCGTTGATGGTGACGGTAGTGGTGCCGGTCGAGGCCGCCAGCGTCCACGAGCCCGCGCTGACAGCCGCAGCGGCGCCAAACGCCGCATTGTCCAGCGTCGGGGGCGTGATGCGGTAGACGTAAATCGGGGAGTTCGAGACGCCCGGGATCGGAGCCGAGCCGTTCAGGGACCACTGGTCGCCCGTGCGGAGATAACCGCCAAGATGCGTAAAGCCCATTTAACCCTCCTTGCCCATCTCGGGCCTCACCCCGCCGGATTGCTCCGGCGGGGCTTCCCATATCAGACCGATCAGGTCAGGCCCTGCGCGCCGAACGAGATGCGCGGGTTCGACCAACCGAAGGAATAGCGTTCGAGCGCCTTGACCTTCAGGTTGTCGTTGTCGAACTCGGTGAACATGTCGATCTCCAGCTTCTCACGCTCGTAGTACTTGAAGCCGGAGTCGGCGTCGGTCTTGATGAACCAGCCGTTGGTATCGGTCAGGAACTGGTTGACGCGATAGCCATCGGGGATCATCTGCGTAGACGTGATCGGGTTGATGTCGTTGTTCGCAGTATCCGTGCGATACTTCGACCCGAGCAGTCGATCGGCCGTCCAGGCAAGCTGCGGCGGGACGATCAGCTTCTTCGCCTTCGTCATCACGATCAGCCCAGCCTGGTCCTTGAACTGCTGGATGATCACGTTCGCGTCGTTCAGCGCCGTCTCGTTCAGGTCCGCCTGGGTCGAGAAGGTGTTGGCATACGTCGCGCCGTCGATCGGATGCGAGGTCGAGTAGAGGGGCTGGCCGTCGCCACCGGGATAGCTGGTGGAGAAGCCGTTGTTCAGGACCGCCGCGCCAAGAACTTCCTTCGTCTGCAGCATCGAGCGCTTCAGCGCGCGGCTCTGCATGTCGAACTTGTTCTTGTAGAGGTTGTCCTTCAGCGCCTGTCGGGTCACGATGAACCCGAGCGAGACGTACTTATGCAGGTACGTCGTGATCCAGCGCTGGCCCATCGCGTTGTCGAACGCGGTGGAGGCGCCTTCCGCCCGGATTTCAGCCATGCCCAGGAGTCGAGTTTCGACCTCGATTTCCTGCTGCATGATCGAAGTGTGGCGATCGAAGATTTCCGTCCACTGGGACGGGTACATCGGATAATCGCCAAACACATCCGCCAAGCCGGGGCGGAGGAGGTTGGCAATCGCACTTGTATTAATAGCCATTGCTCAGCCCTCCTTAGACGCCGGCAGTGCCGGTGCCGCCCTTCAGGATGTGGTTGTTGATAACCACAAGCCAGTTGGCGTAGGCGCCGACGTTGTTGCCGACACGGGGATCAAGCCCCATGATCTTCACGGTCCACGTCGCCGTGGTGGAAGTCGTGGAGTTGTCCAGCGACACTAGCGACATGCCGCCGCCGGTCGTGGTGCTGGCCGCCGTGATCAGCAGCCGGGCATTCAGGTAGACATCCGCCAGGGCGAGCGGGGTGCCGGACACGCCGGAGCCGTTCGTTTCCTGGACGGTGTAGACCACGGTCGGGTCCGTGACCACGTATGCGACCGGAATCGTACCGGTAGCCACGGTCGTGGACGCGGGCCAGTACTTCGAGTTCACCAGGTTGCGGTTGCTGTCGTAGTACTGGCAACCCATGAAGACGCCGAGCAGCGGGCCAGCGGAGACGCCGCGCCCGATGGTGCCGTCGTTCAGTGTAGTAACCGGATCGCCGTAGCCGATGGTCGTCGCATAGCCCGAGGAAATGGACAAATTCTGCAGACCGCCGTTCCAGGGGCTGCCGTCCAGATGCATCAGGGGGCGAAGACCAAACGGCGCATTTGTGCCGTAAGCCATAATGAGCCCTCATCGAGAAGCTTGGGTTCAAGCCGCGCGGTGCGCGCTCAATGGCCGGGATGGTGCATCGGCCTGCCAGTGCCGCGTCGGGGAGACGCGAGGTCGGTTAATCAACCGACGAAGGGACCGCTACCACGGGTGCTTTATCTTTGGCAAGCACAATCTACATCTGGTATCTTGGAGGCGTTGTGGACCTGTCTCCCGACAGCCACGGCGTTTCCTCCCAAACTTAAACCCCCGGGACTTGTGCCCGGGGGTTTTCTTTACTGCTTGATCGGCCGGCGGTGTTCCATCTTGGTCTGGTTCCCATGGACCTGCAGGCGATCGTCGTCCTGCATGCCTGGCCCATCGACCGCCGTGGAGATGGCGTTCAGCGCAGAGCGCGACTCGATCTCGTGATCCGCCACCTTCTCCTCGTACAGCGACTTGTCGATCTCCATGAGAATCTGGCCGCCCTTGCGCACCAGCGTGTCCTTCTTCTCCTCGCGGCCCGGCAGAGACGGCGCCTGCAACCCGGCATACTGGGAGCCGTCCACCGGCTTCCAGCCGTTCATCAGGGCGTCCTCAATGCGGCCGTCGTTCGGCGCGTTGTGGACTGACTCTGCGAACCAGCGCCACTCCTTGTCGGATGGCTTCAGGTGCGGCGGAATGTAAAGCCGCGACTTCCTGTCCGATGTCAGCTGCGGGCGCTGGCCTTCTCGGGCATCGCGGGCGGGGCGGCCTCTCATGTCTTGCTCCTATCGACCACGGATATTCATGTTGATCTCGACGCCGCCTGGTGTCTTGCCACGCGACAAGTCCGCCTTCAGGCGCGCATAGTGCTGCTCTTTCTCGGCGTCCGTAAACGGCTGCCCGGCCTTTGGGCCAGACTCGTGCTTCTTCTGCATATTGCGGGCGTATTCCCGCTCTTCCGCAGATAGCTGTACAATCGTCTGGCGGCCCTGCTGGCGCACGCCCGTCTGGCTGGCACCGTTGTGTCCCACGGCAGCGTTTGGCCCGTTGGCCTGCATGCGCAGGGGCTGCCGCGTCTGCGGCTGGTCGTCCTCGAACATGTCCGGAAACTCCTGTCTTACCGCCCGGTCGATCTCGGCCAAATACGCCGCCTTGCCAATCTCATTGGACCGCCCGGTACGGCGCAGGCGCTGCTCCAGCTTCTGGGCCTCCAGATGCGCGAACTGCGCCATGTCGGCATCGAAGTCGGGCGACTGCGGGCTGTACCAGCTGTTCTCCTTCATCCACGCCTGAACCTCCGGCGTGAAGCTCGGCTGCGTCGCCTGCGGCTGCTGGGGCGCCTGGCGCTGCTGTGGCTGCTGGTTTGGCTGCGGCTGCGGGTTGCGCTGCAAGTAGACCTCGGCCGTGCGCAGATCGGCCGTATAGGACGCCAGGTCCTCGATCGCCTTGGCCTCGGCAACGGCGTCGCCGGAATTTTTGGCCTCAATCATTGCCTGGCGCGCGGTCTGTTGCTTGGCCTTCAGGCTGTCGGCCCACAGCTGCATCGACTGGCGTTCGGTCTGCTGATTGCGCTGCTGCAGGCTCTGCGCGGCGCCAAAGTGCTTCTGGGCCTCGCGCTCCCAGTAAGCTGCGCGCTCGTCAGCTTCCTTCCACTTGGCGGTCAGCTGGTTGATGCGCTGCCGGGACGGGACGTGCTTCTTCGGCTTGTGCCCGTCCGGGGATGTCGGCGACGCATCCACCACCACATCGTCATCGGACGCCTGCTGATCCGACTGCCCAGGCGGCTGATCACCCCCTTCCTGATGTTGGGGCTGCTGGGCATCGCCCTCGGCCTCGATCGTAATCGTGGTCGGTTCGAGCTGCGTGTCGGAACCAGTCTGCACCGCCGCGTTCTGGTTTTCCAGAGGAAGCTGCGGCTGGTTCTCGGCCTGCTGCGTGTTTTCTGTCGCCATGGTTACGTCCTATCCAGCGCGTTGATCTTCATGAACTTGGCCGGGTCAGGAACGACAGCCACAATCTTGTTGTCCGGTATGAACGCAAGCGCCACCCCGGAGTAATTCAGGGCCTGGGCAGCACCGCGATCAAACAGCACATGATCGCCGACGCGGCACCAGGCGCCGCTGGTGTACGCTTCGCCCTTGAAGGCGTCCGGGCCAATGCTGACCACCTGACCGACCGGATGCGAGTACTGGTCTTCTTTCTGCGTGACCGGCGCCGTATAGACGCTGCCTATCTTCTCCGGTCGCACCCAGATTTTGATCGCGACGTAGTACCCAGTCGCCTGGATATCCTCCGTCTTCTCAGTCTGTGGTTTCGTCGTGACTGCCTTCAACATTACTCACCCTCTCTGGCTGGTACATCTTCTTGAAGACTCCGGCAATAATCCCCTTCGCTTCATCCAAGCCCTTGATGATCCCAGTCAGGCGCCGGTACTCCTCCTGCGACTCCGCGCGGCCATTGACCACGTTGGACGCAATCGCCGCCATCTTGTCGTCGATGGCTGTCTCGATGCGGTCGCGGAACTCAAGTACGGACATCAGGTTTTCGTAGTCCCTGCTTTGCTGCGCTCGGCGCGCAACACGTCGCGAACGCAGTCAGCGGCAATCCACGCCGTATTCCACGCCGTCGTTTTCCAGATATGCGCCTTCTCTTTCACCGCCTTCGGGTGCGTGAACAAGCGCGGGTTGTCGTACATCAACGAGTAGACGTAATTAAACGTCTCGCGCGCCCGCGCCGGCCACTTGCGCCACTGGCTCTTCGGAACGCGGTGGGTGTTTTTGACCGTCGCGACAGCCATCAGCACTTCACCCGGCCGCCGCTCTTGTAGACGCCCTTGCGCTCCTTGGCCGCGCCGCCAGCAGCGAACTGCTTCGCCACACCAGGGCGCACGCTGCTCATGGCGCCGCGCATCGGGGTCTTCGGGGCCGGCACCGCAGCCTTGCGGGCCATCTTTGGACGCATACCACCGGACTTCATGCTATCTCTCCCATACTTGGCCAACACCACCTTCGACCGGCTTCTCGTTGTCCGACAAATCGACGAAGGCATTGATCTTCCCGAGCTTCTCCCGGGACTGGATTTCCGCGATCTTGACCGCGAAGTTCAGCGAATCCTTGCGGGTCTGCTGGTCGATCTTGGCGGCATCGGACACAGCTTTCTGCTGCACCTTGGCCATATCGACCTTGACCTGTTCCATGGCCACAGCGACCGGGTCCATGCCCCCGCCACCGGCAGCCAACGCCTGCTGCTCCTTCATGACCTTCACGGCCTGGGCGGCGCGCAGGGCGATCTCGTTCTCGATCTCTGGCGGCATCTTCTGGCCTAGCGGCGGCAGCATCTGCCCCATGGCCAGCTGGATATCCACGCGGAACTTCTGAGCGAAGTGCTCCTGGATGTGCGGCAGTGCGCCGGTCGCCTCCAGCACGGCCGCATGAACGGCGATGTGGCTGGCGTGATCCTGGTACTCGGCGGTCGCCACAGGCTTGCCCGTGATCATCAGCTGGTTCTCGCTGACCGGGTCCAGCGGCTGCGCCTGCTGCGGCGGCGGGAAGATTTTGTCGATCTTGTCCGAATCGACATCCAGCTCGCGCATCAGGTTTACGGCAGCTTCACGCTGGTCGCCGCCGGCTGCCGGCATGCCAGTGACAACGCGCATCATGACCTCGGCGCGAAGCTGGCGGCTGGCGGAATTGGTGATGTTCGGATCGGCAACCGGGATGATATCGATCCGGTTATCGAAGTCCTGGCGCATGATGGCGGACATGCCGCCCTTGACCGGGAACGGATAGGGCGCCTCGGGCAGGCTTTGGGCGAAGAGGCGGCCCAGCAGGCGGAACTCGTTCTTGAATGCCTCCCGCTCGCGCTTCATGACCGCCGACTGCACTTTGGTAGCCTGCTCAAGAAGCGCGACAGTCGTGCCAACCGGAGCATCCTGTCTTCCGTCGCCCACGGCGATTTCGGTGTTGGCAGCGAGTTGCTTGGCTTCCTCGCGCATCTTGTCGCGAAGAAGCATCGTGATTTCAGACGGCCCCTTGTAGGGCATCGGCATGATCGCGTCCTGAATCTTCATGCCGCCGGTCTCAAGCTCGGCGAAGGTGCCGGGGCCGACCATGATCTCCGAGTTCTCTGTGCGCACGCCTTTCACGCGAACGCCGCCAGGGAAATTCGCCAGCGTCCCGGCGTCGATGTTCTGCCGCAGCATCATGGTGCTGGCGCGCGCGGACCCCCCGAGAAGATGGATAAAGCCGTAGCCGTAGAAGCCCTCGCCGGACGGGATCATCTTGTGGTGGACGTAGTGCTGCACCCGCTGGAAGTTCAGGTCGTCGGCTTCCCAGTTGCGCCTGATAGACAGCACTTTCTTTGAATAGAGGTCCACCGCGATGATGTACGGCAGAGGCATGCCGGTGGTTACGTCGTCGATCCGGTGCTCGAATCCCGGCAAGTCGTAGTCCACATGGAACTCGCCGACCCAGTGCCGATCGTCGCCCTTGGCCAGCTCCGACACCACGCCAACCAGAGCGTCGTGCTTGGGCGGCGTGGTCGTTCCGTTCGGCTGCTCCTCGTCCGGCTCTCCCAGGTCCACGTCCCGGTAGAAGCCCTTGATCTGCAACGCGATCATCTCGCGCGGCGTATACGGGATCAGCTCGCACGACCGGGGGCAGCGCTCCAGGCTAGTGGTCGTATACGAGACGATGAAGGTTTCCGGCGTCAGGAACGGCAGGGTGGGGCGTCCGAGGCGCGGGTCCAGATAGACCTTCCGGAACACCGAGCCCCAGCAACCCAGGGCCATCGATAGGCTGTCCGTGTCCGGGTAGTACTCGGTCGCAATCTCGGTCAGGAAGTAGTTGAACCAGTCCCGGACGCGGCTGGCCTGGGCAGCCAGCATCTCGTTTTCCAGGCCCACGATCTTGGTCAGGACTGGGCCTGCCGCCGGCATCATCTCGCCCCGGTAGGTTGACTGGAACCGGACCAGGGCCTCCATCAGCAGGGTGTCGTAGGCGCCGCAGGCGTCCTGGAACGGGTTGGTGCGCGTCTCGTAGGTGACGCCCAGGTATTTCATCCCGTCTTTAACGATTTTCCGGTACTTCTCGCCGGACGACCAATCCTCGTCCAGAGCGTCCAGAAGCTCGATGGAAATCCCGCTTAGCTGGCTCTCTTCCAGATAGTCCGCCAGGTTCGCGTCATGCGGCGCCGACAGCGGATCAAGCATTTCGGACGGATTAAAGACAATCTCCGCATCGCCCGACCCGTCGTCTGCTTCGACAACGACCGGCTCACCTCCAAGCGGGAGGTCCTGATCGTCCAGAACGATTTCTTCGGTGTCGAGCGCCGCGCGGGCAACCATCGCGTACCAAACCTAGTAGGCCGGTGATGGCGTGGCACAATAGATACAGATGGTTAACGTGTCAATACGGGCTAGCGTAGTCGTATTTCTCGGCCTCACGAGCCACGCGTCTGTAATCCTCGTACTCGTCGCGCGGGTCCTCGGTGTGAACCACCCAGCCCGATCCAGACAGGCGCAGCAGCGCTTGCGTCATCGTGTCCACAAGGTCCCGCGACTCGGCCTTGGGAAACAGCATGCAATTATGGACCACGCCACTTGTCGTCAGATAGGTTTCGTCTTCCTCTACCTGGATATTGTAGACCATGGTCGGGGAGGTAATTTCCTCCATGTCGTCCAGGCTGTAGCTAGCGTAATCTCCGGCCCACATCGTCACGCCGCCACGCTTAGGCTCAGCGCGCCACTCGACGCGGTAGGCGTCTCTCTGGGTAACACGGCGACCGCGAATTACTGCCGTTGGCTTCGCCGAGACTCGCCGTGTGGTTGCGGCGATGCCGAGCTGGTTGGCCAAAAGACGCATCCCCCACGCAAGCGACGGAGAAACGGTAGAGCCGTAAGTTTCTCCGGAAGCCCGGACATGGCCATCGCCTGCCACCCAGCCTTCCAGCACCCCCATCTTGAAGCACAGCGGCGCGGCAAAGACCCAGGGTGGCAATAGCTTCTGGTCGGATGAACGACCGAATTGCTCCCAGAACGGGGAGATAACAGCCATGCCGAACGACACGATCAGGCAACTCCCTTGTCTGGAAGTATTGCCAGTGACACCGAATGCCCGCTGCGCGAAATCTAGGACTTGCTTAGCCAGCCACGCCTCTGTCCTGGCATTCAGGGAAATCCGGACAGAGCCGCCGTTGCCAACACATCCCTCGGCCAAATAAAGCCCGACCAAGAAACCGTCCGTCTTTGTGAGACCGAGGTTGCGCAAGACCCGGTTTTGGCGGCCGGACTTAGTTCTAATCCAGTCCTTGTCCACACAAACGCCAAACTTCCCGGCCGGGCGAACAAAATCCTTGAGGTCCAAGAAATCTAGCATCGTGCCAAAATGCCCGGCGGGAAGCGTTAGGCGGTCGTGAGAGCCGTAATGTTTTTCAAGCTTGGTAATGCCACCGCGAGTAATCGCACGAACTGATCTCGGGTGAAGCGCGGCCACCGGCTTCCAGCCAACGGCGGCAGCAACATGCCGAGACCCGGAAACCTTCGCCATTACCGACATAACCGGATGCTCGCCAGTCACGATAAGCGGGTCCAGTGTCTTGGCCTTCAGCCGATAAGCCGATGACGCTAGCCGTTCAGACTTCCCCAAAACGCGGCGAAACCGGCCGCGATGGGTCATCACCATCTCCCCGGGATGAATATCCGCGATTTTCTTGAGGCCAGTCTCCGTATACAGCAGCGTGTTGGCGCCAACGCACTGGTTCACGAACTCCATGGCCCATGGCTTTGGGTACTGGTAGCTGGGCGCGGAAGTTGGCAGGTAGACGCGTCCATTCTGGATCAGGTGCGTTACGCCGCGCACGCGGCCGATCTTGTCGCCAAAGCGCGTTGGATCGAACGGCTGAACGCCGCGAATGCCGGCGCGCATCAGGTCCGGTATTAGCGACAGGCCAGACGACTTCGACTCGATCAGCACGATGTCCGGGGCGTTGGCGGGATTCGGCCGCTCCAACGGCTCGTCATCGTCATCCAGATAGTCGTAGGCCAGGCGCTTCACCATCTCGCGCAGCTCTGGGTACTCAAGCTGCCCGCGCCACATGCTCAGCATCAAAGCCGCCGGCATGTTCTTTGGATCGCGGAACACGCCCCATGTCGTGCAGGCGCTGTAGGCGGCTTCTTCCTTCTCACTGGTCGCCGTGTCCCAGGACTGCAGCACGCACTCGAATCGCGGCGGCTCGGAATGCTGCCAAAGCTTAAACCAACTGCGCTTGATCATGCCGCCTTCGGCCGGAGCCGGACGCTGCTGCAGCTGGCCGGCGATGGCGTACTGCGACCGCAGGGAGCGCTTCAGCTGCTCGATCTCAACCTCGCCCCAGCGCGCCTCGCACAGCGGCTCGCCCTCTTCCTGGCGCGGGTCTTCCCACGGCTTGTCGCCCGACGACGGCAGCTTCACCGTCACGCAGCGGCGCTCTTCCTCGAACTCCATCGGCAGGATCAGGTTGACCATGTCCTTGCCGAACTTCTCCTGCAGATGCCCGGTACAATCCTTCTCGTGGATTCGCTGCTGGATGTTCACAAAGCGCGCGTTTTTCGGGTCGTTGAAGCGCGTGGACAGCACGATGTCCAGCCAGTCGCGCGTGGTTTCCAGCTTCTGTTCGGACATGGCGTCCTGGGCGTCGTTGCCGTCGTCCACCACCCACACGTCGGCGCCCTCACCGGTCAGCTTCGAGGCTGTGCCCAGCGCAATGCGCTCGCCTCGCTTGTCGTTGGCGTACTTGTCCTGCCGATCGATCTTGGGATCGATCTTGTACCGATCGCCGAACCGCCATCGATACCACTTGCTGTCGATCAGCGCCCTGGCCTTGACCGCATCGCGCTCTGCCAGCTTCTCGTCGTGCGAGGCAAAGCCAAATCGCGTTTCCGGCCACTTCGCCCAGTGCCACGCCGGCCACGCCACGGAAACCACGGAGCTTTTCGAGCTTCGCGGCGGGACATTGATATTCAGGAGCTTGATCTGGCTAAGGCTTACTGCCTCAAGATGCTCGCAGATCGCGCCTATATGCCAGCTGTCCACAAACTGCCGCGCGCCCTCGATCCATGGCCACGCCTGGACGAAAAACCCGTGCAGGCTTTCTTCGGCGGCAGCGGCATCGGCGGCGAGTTTCTGGATGTACTCGACCGGCCACGGTCCGATATACAGCCGACCGTCCTTGCCGGTGGTCAGCTTGCTGATATCGTGCTTGGCAACCTTCAAGGTGCTGCCCCGCTTCCCTTGTTCCCATCAATGCCGGCACCAGACGCCGGTCGGCCCGAACCTGCAGGGAAGCTTGGTGTGCTAGGACTGGCAGCTAGCCCCCAGGAGTTAGGCCGACGATGAGCTGATATGGTAGCGAGACACGGGCATTCTCACAAGATGTAGCTAAAGACGCCTGTGGCCACGAGCAACCGCGATACGCCCCATCGCGGCCATTCCTTCCAGCGAAAGCCAAGCGGCGTACTTGGCGCGGTCCTGCTCCAGGACCTCCATGCGCTGGCCACCGTAGGCGGCCACATGGGTCTCGTCCGGTGGGCGGTTGCCGAATACCGGGGTCTCGTGTCTGACAACCACGTCCGAAACACGGTTCAGGCACGGGAACGTTCTTGCCACCAGCTCAAGCCAATCGTCCGTATAGCTGTGCCAGCAGCACGGCGGTCCGATAAATCCCTGCGCCCGGGCCAGGTCACCGTGCAGCAGCGTGGCGCCGCAGACGCGCCCTCCGGCAAACGGATGATTGGCGTCATTGCAGGACACGATGCCCATGGGGTGCAGCTGTTCCAGCAGCTTCGCGTCCCAGTCCTGAGTTTCCGGGATCAGATCGTCCGCCACCAGACCAAACCACGGGGCGTCCTTGTGCTGCTCGAAGCACGCGTTCAACCCACGGATCAGGCCGATATTCGTTTTGGACACGCCCTTGGCCCAGCCCTTCGGCAGCGGGAAATCGTAGCCGCGCTCGTCGCCTTGCACCAACATCACGCCAGGTGATGTCATGCCGGTCGTAACCGCCGCTTCAATAAACCGCTGGGCCAGAAGTGGGCGCTTGTACGTAACGAGGAAGATCACGTTTCCGCAGCAAGCCCCCTGTACTCGCTGCCCTTCATGTCGAAGGTCCAAGCAGCCGCGTCAGCCACCTTCCGCATGTCCGGAGGAACCCGCAGGAAATAGGTCTTGTAGCTGCCGTCGGGCTCTTTGGACGAGTTCTGGAGTTCGAGCAAAACGGCTGCCTGCTCTATAGTCTCGGTGCCCGAGAATGTAATACTGCCAGAGCCTCTTAGCGGGGACATCCCTTCGCGCCAGACCTTCCGCCATAGCTTCGCGTTCTGCAGGCCCTTTGGCACGTGAGCGCGCCCGAACTCGCGCTCGGCCGTGGACAGCAGCTGGAAGCCGCCCTCGCGCACGTAGCGGTCATAGCCGATCAGCTTCATGAGTTCGCGGCGTTGCTCGGCGTTGGTCTGGCGGGAGACCTCGTCGGCCGACACATGGTCCCTGTGCTCAACCCAGCGCTGCAGCATCGTGACGCCGTTCGACATGTAGACGCGCGGCATCTCCGGAAGGTCTGGGAAGAAAACAGCAGGACCGTCGGTGCAATGGAACTGCCAGGCGTCGTTCATCTTCACGACCGGGCGCGTGCAGAACGCGGGGGAGCCGCCGTCTACCGGGTTGACGTAGAGCCACACACCGGCATCCAGTGCGGCCATGGCAAGCTGCACGGACTTGACCATCCACTCCGCGCTGCGGCCGCGCGCATGGACAAGCTGGCCCCAGTCATCGCCATGGGGCTGGCGCCAGCTCAACACGCCGCGCAACCTGCGCGACAGACCCATCCAGCCGCCGCTCTCCGTATTATTGTGGCAAATATACCCACATGACGAAACCACCGAAATCAGCCCGACGAAGTCCACAATATCGCGCATGTGCTGCGACGACGGGTAATACGGCCGATCAAGAAACACCGGGGGGCTGCCGAGCGGTACGCCATTGACGTGGGCCAGAAAATGTTCGAGAGCCTTTTCCGCAGCCGCCGGATCGACCGGTCGCTTCCAGATATCGTCGCCATTAGCGGCCGACAACCTCGCCCTTGCCGCCTCGATCACGTCTATCTCAGCGATGCTGGCACGCGTAATGGGCGTCGGCTGGTGTCCAGACGGCACGAAGTTTCCGCTCACCGGAACCACCTGAGCATAAAGGTTTGTGGCGTGTGGAGGGACGTTCTGCTGGCTGCGCAGCAGTGCTAGCTGGGCGGCGCTTATCTCCGTCATCAACGATGCCACCGTCAGTCCGCCACGTAGCGGGCCGATGGCCCGGCGCTAGTCATCTGGCCGGCGCGGCGAAGCTCCTCGCTATCATCGTACTCCCGCTGGCGCACGACCTCGTACGCGCCCGGCGGCACGCTGATCGTGTCGTGCTCCTCGTGAACCAGGTCGGCCGTCTCGTCCACCTTCAGGTAGCGGCCAGACAGTCGCCCGTCGGCGGCGAACATCGTGACCTTGGGCGAATGCAACGCGTGGGAATGCCCGGTGACTTCGCCATAGGCCAGCACAACGCGGCCGTTGTCGCGCTCCACGATCTTGGCCAGCCCGTTCTCCCACACTTCCTGCAGCTTCGTGTGAACATCCGGCGTCACCTGCCGGAGCATCACGTCGCCCTGGCGCACGATAAAGCGGCGCGGCGTATCCTTTGCGGCTGGAGCGACGGGCTCAGGCGTCTGGGCGGCCATCCCGGAGTCGGCCACCTGAAGATCGGGCCCAGTGGAATTAATCCAGCGAAACAGGTTCATGGTGTCTCCTGTGGGTATGTGGGTGGGGCGGCCCCGGCTATGGTGAGGGAGGGCTTGCCTGGGGCCGCCCACTCGCCGGGTGGAATTAGGGGGAGGTCCCCGCGCGAGCCAGAAGACGCTAGCACGGCCGGTTTCCATTTGCAACAGCCGTTGTTGCACTCTATAATCACCCAACGCTAACAGCAGGATGCGCGACATGACAACGACACAGGATGCTCCGAGGCGGTCGTTGCCGCTCGGCGGAATGCGTCCACGAGAGCTAATCGAGATCGGCGAGAGGGTCTACGGCGAAGGCTGGCGCTTGAAGATGGCCGAGGACTTTGGCGTGGATCGCATTACGATTTGGCGCTGGTCAACCGGACGATCTACCATCTCCGTGCCAATTGCCATCGCGCTACGATCCAAGCTACCGAAGCGCAGGCGGCGAAGAGCGGCATGACCCGCCCGACCTTCATCCACCAGGGAGTGGAGTACCCAGTCGGCCCAGCATACGGCATGCGCTGCTCGACCAAGCACGACGACCCTGCTTATCCCGAGCGCCAGCCGGAGCGCTATCGTCGCATCAAGTGCGCTGTCTGCCGGTCTTGCTGGTTAGACACGAGATCGTCGCGGTGCCAGTACGGCGGCCCGTTTTCGGGCTTTACTAGAGCCTCAACCTAAGCCACAAATACGAACGCCGCGCCCACTGGCCGGGACGCGGCGTTCGCCAGAACGAGCACTGCCGGAGAGCAGGTCTCGTTCGTCTTGTATCATCCAGACATCGGGCGCACAAGCGCTTGCCGGCCATGCTCGCTTGGAGGGTTGCGTGGCGGAACTCTATGCCGACTTTGCCAGCACCGGGATCGTCCTCCAGAAATTCCGTCCCGGGAGCCACAAAACGCTCTGCCCCCGCTGCTCCGCCTCCCGCAAAAACCCACACGATCACTGCCTGTCCGTAACGGTCCACACGCCGCATGACGTGGTCTGGAATTGCCACAACTGCGCCTGGACAGGCGGCACCATGAAAAAAAGGAACGCGCCCATGGAAAAAGCGTCCGTTACAGTGCGCCCGGACATCGTGCCGACAGAGCCAACGCCGGAATTGCTGGCCTGGTTCCAGAACAGGGGGATCGGCGAGGAAATCGTCCGGACCATGAAAATCTTCCAGACCACCAGGCTCTTCAACGGACGCGAGCAGAAGGCCATCGCCTTCCCGTACTACCGCAACGGCACACTGATATCGGTCAAGTACCGCTCCATGGAAACAAAGGCATTCGCCACCGAGGCGAATTGCGAGCAGGCGTTCTACAACGTAGACGCCATCGTGGCTTACGAGGAAATCATCATTGTCGAAGGCGAGATGGATGCGCTCGCCATGATGCAGGCCAATTTCCCCAACGTGATCTCCGTGCCGCGCGGGGCGCCCCAGCGCGTCGGGCCCGGTGTCCCGCCCCCGGAAGAGGACACGAATTTCCGGTATCTGTGGCCAGCCTACGAAGCGCTACGGCACCGGAAGCGCATCATCATCGCCACCGACAGCGATGACCCTGGCCACGCCCTGGCAGAGGAATTGGCGCGGCGGATCGGCAAAGACAAGTGCTGGCGCGTTTCCTGGCCGGACGGCATGGACGGCCAATGCAAGGACGCCAACGAAGTCCTGCTGCTTCAAGGCTCCGGCAATATCGCCGCGTCCGTGCTTCAAGCGGCGCCCTGGCCCATTGACGGCGTGTTCGAGGCTA